TCGGACGGCCGGTCAACGACAAGCGGGTACGGTCGGTCGCACGCGACGTGCTGCCGGAGTACATCAGCGCCGAACTCGGCGGCCAGCGGACCACGTACAAGGCGCACCGCTACACTCCGGCGCAGGCAGCGGCCGTGCTGGCCGCGATGGCGAGCAAGGGTCGCGGCGGGTCCGTGATGGACCTCGACGCGGCCACGGCGGCCATCGATGCGGCGGCCGGTCAGGACGGCGACGCATGAGCGCCGCGGTGCAGCACGCGGAACAGGCGCGGTCCGTGCGGCGTCTGATCGTGGCTGGCATCCCGCAACGGTCAGTGCTCGATGCGCTCGACGTACTGGCCGCCCAGGACGATCAGGGCGACCCGTGCCGCATCGAGGGTCGTTGGACCGTCGAGTGTGCATTGTGCGGCAGCACGCACCCTTGCGACTGCTAGGCCAGCCCTAGCGGCATCGGGCCGGGACCGTGCCTAGTGCAAGTCCCGGCCCACTCTCAGGGCATCGAGGGTATTACAGGTTTAGAAGTAGATCTAAGATTTTACTGTGATCTCGGATCATTAAAGGTTCCACTGGTACCGGGTCGGACTATGGACAATTTCAAGTTTATTCCCTGAGGCTCCTGTTTGGTCCTTTAAGGGATCCAATGGTACCTGGTGGTCAATGGACCCATTTAGGTAAAGTTTGCTCCATACGGGCTGTCCTGGAGCCTCATAGGAAATTTCGAAGAGAGCTTCATGAAAATGCCAAGCTCCTCCTATGGCACCTTAGAGGGAAGTTCAAGTTTATTTCAAGATTAACATCTGCAACTTCATTCTGAAACTTGAACGTCCCTGTAAGGTGTAATAGGAAGAGCTTGGATAGTACCTTGACAGCCTAAATCCCACGTGATAAAATGATGCTGACGGCAACCGGAGCTTGCATTAACAATCGCAGATCTAGTAAACTGGATTTACCCTCAGTAGATCCTATAGGAAGAGATTAGACTCTCAAGCTCTTCCCGAATGAACTTCTGGCCATGCCAGTGGGAAGTTTCAGTTTTGGAGCGGTGTTCTATGAAGAGTTTGAGAGAAAAGCTTCACCATAAACATCTTGAGGATTATCTCCTCTGGGATCCATATCAACATTACCTTTGTGGTCCCTGCTTCTTCAGAGATGGCTTCCAAACTGAACTCCCCTCGCGCGTGACCATTAGAGAGGGCACCGGGAATTACGGCGCACCAGCTATAGATTACCGCTTCATCGAACACGTTGAAGTTAGTCTAGGCTTGGTTCCACCCGATCCAGGAGAACCTCTTCCACAATGGAGGAAACGAAGGGATCGGCTCTCATCGCGACCGAATCCCAAGCTCTTTCCATTCATCTCGTCCCTGTGGAACTTGATGAACTTTCAACCACCGCTCGCTAAACCTCTGATAAGGTTCTGCCAAGGTATGGACGAAGTGGAGATAGCGGAGGAACTAGATCTATCTCTCTATAACGTTCATGAGCGGCTCGTGAAGGCAGTACGGACAGGACAGGGGTTCCTCAAGTATGGCAAAGAAGCACACTAAGCACACTAAGCACGCTGACAAGCTCTATGGCATCCGATCACAAAAGAAGCTTGCTGAAGTAAAAGCCGGAGCAACTGACAACGACGGCAACAAATACGACTTCAAAGTGCTTGATGGCGATAGCAGCATGGTGAGGCACAGAGCTCCGGCGGTAGAGGAGGGGCTCAAGCTCATCAAGGCGAAGACTATGACTGAAGCTATTGATGATAAGATCAAGAAACGAGTTCGATATGCTGCGATGCAAGCTCGGAAGGAGCAAGCAGCAGCGGTGCTCGCGGTGGGCGGGACGCGCCGCATGGCAGCACGCCGCGCGGGCATCTCGCATCGGCAAATCGCCAAATATGTTGCTGATCCAGACTTCCGTGAGCGCGTCGCGGAGCTCCAGGAGCTATTAGCCAATAAGATTCGCGGCCGGGTAATGAAGGAAGTGGGTCGCCGCACGAATCCCAAGCTTATTAAAAAGATGGAACTACTTGACCTGCTCCGAGTTGGCGATCGAGTTGGTCTGGGTAGAGGTAAGGCTAGTGCCGTTAACATCCACCAGGAATTCAACCAGCACAACTACGAAGAAGTCTTCAACGCGGCATTCTTCGGGGATAATGACCAGGAGTCAGATCCTGACGCCGAAGAGGAAGGCGCGGATTTTCCAACATTCAAACCTACGCGTCTTGCCCTATCAGGCGGCGATTCACCGATCGAAGGCTAGATTTCGTGTTCTAGATGGTGGTAGAAGAATTGGAAAGTCTGTTATCGGCGGACGCGAAGTCTATGCGCAAATGGTGGTACCGGGCAGTTACGTCTGGATCGTCGGTCCTTCCATGGACCTCTCGGAGAAGGAATTCCGAGTTGCTTGGAGACAGATCGTCGATAAAGGACGGATTCCGGTTGAAAGAAAGTCTGAACGTGAGCTGTTTATTAAATGTGCGAATGGTTCCTTCCTTGAGTGCCGATCGGAAGAGAACCCAGATCAGCTCATCGGAGAAGGCTTAGACCTTGTGGTTCTGGCGGAGGCCGCACGGCTGAAGCTACGGACCTTCGACCAGTATATCCGCCCCGCGATCTCCGACCGCAAGGGCAAGATCCTCGCCACGTCTACCCCGCGCGGCTTCAACTACTTCCACGACTTCTACAAGAGAGGGCAAGATCCTTCATTCCCGGACTGGGAATCGTGGATGATCCCAAGCCGAGAGAATCCTATCCTCGGTGAAGAGGAAATCGAGAATGCGCGTCGCACGTCTACTCCAGAAGCTTTTGCGCAGGAATGGGAAGCAAAGTTCATCGCGTACGGTGGTCTTGTCTTTCCGGAGTTCTCGGACGAGATCCACGTCAGCGCAGTTACGTACACCTCAGGTCTACGGACGGCGCTATGGATCGACCCAGGAATCACAGCCCCATACTGCGTCTTGCTTGTCCAAATCACACCTGACGAACAGGTGTACGTGCTGGATGAAATCTATCGAACAGGGATGACTTCAGATCGTATCATTGATATGGCGATCGCTAAGTGGGCAGAATTCATCCTGGACGACTATGGTAATCCTTCTCCAGAACTGGATGTCATCATTGACCAGGCAGCAGCTGAACCTGCAGCTACCTGGCGACTGAGGGGCTTCAATGCTCATGGTGATAAGCCAAAGATCCAGCAGGGTATCGAAGTCTACCACATGTTCCTTCGTGATCCCTGGCAGTCCGTTGAGCCAGAGTTTGATGACGAAGGTAAGCAACTAAACTCTGGAGTAATTGTACCACGGATCCAGTTCAATCCTCGATGCATGAATGCCATCAAAGAGCATGGACAGTATCACTACCCAGACGAGAGCCGGAAGCGGATCGAGACAAATCCGTCAGGCAAGCCTGTGGACGTGGACAATCATGCGATGGATGCTATTCGGTATGGACTTCGGAACATATTCCCACAACTATTCAATGAAGCTCCTTTTGAAGAATCTGTTGGAGTTACTACCTACGAGGAAATGGGAATCGACCTCTCTGGAGTTCAATTCGAGGACGAGTACTACGATGAAGCAGATCTTCGGTCCCTACAAGGGTTGGATGCTCTTGCTTATACCCAAATGGAATGATGGTAGAACTGCTTTCTTCGTTGTTGGTCCAGGTCCTGATCCTAAACTCATTCAGGGTGATCGAGATACTTATGACCAAGCTAAGATAGCTGGTCGGAAGACAATTCGCCATGAGGCGGACTACTATGAATCGCGTTCAAGAAGCAATAGCTGAAGCATTTGGCATTCGTGACTCTTACGAAGTACAGCTGCATGCTCGTGAGTCCGAGTTTGAGCAAGAGCGTTCGGAGTGGGTGGGGCGGGATACTGAGATCTCAACCCATATGGTGGAAATGGATAGAGCGATTGAAGCAGTTATTGCCGATAATCGCATCCTAGCTCGTACACTTGAGGATCTTGATTACCTCAATCTCTTTGAGATGGGTGATAAGATTCGTGAAGTTCTGCCAAGTGCCAACAGCGACAAAACACTACTTCGGTTACGCCGCCTGCGTCACGATAATCCTATTGCGAAGCAGGGGATCCGGCTGATCAAGCGGTTCACTCTTGGACAGGGAATCTCATGGATTACCAAGAGTGATGAAGTACATGACGTACTGACCGACTTCTGGGAGGATGAAGATAACAAGGCACTTCTCACCACTCATGATTCAATGGATGAACTCCTTGATGAGACAGCTACTGATGGTGAGAAGTTTGTTGCCTGTTATGAAGCACCTAATGTTGCTCCATATCTTAAAGTTGCAGATATCCCACTAGAAGAAGTCAAAGATATCATCTATGATCCTGAGAACCGTCGTATCCCCGTTTACTACAAGCGGGAGTTCATGCCACAGAAGTATGATGGTACTAGAGAACGATACGAGACGGTAGAGAAGACTAAGAAGAAAGTTCTCTTCTACCGCGACTTCCGTATCAGTGATGAGAAGCTCGAAGACATCGGAGATGGCATCAAGATCCCCGAAAAGCGGATCGCTAAAGATGCTGACGGTCAGCCTATTAAGATGATGCATATCTACGTTAACCCTCTGTGGACAAAGAGTGGTAAGCGTGGTATCTCTGAGCTTTACGCTTCTCGCGAATGGATTCGAATCTTCAAAGAATTCATGGGTGATAGAGCTGCTATTAACCGAGCAGCAATGGCGATAGGTTACAAGAGAACTGTCAAAGGCGGTCCTACTGCAGTAGCTCAGATATCTGGTAAACTAGGCGGCCTTCCTATTGGATCTAATTCAGAGATTGAGGAGACAGAAACTAGAACTCTCACTCGTCCGGTCGGTGGTGCTATCTATGATCGCAATGAAGCAGCTGACTTGGAGTGGATGAAAACCGATACTGGTGCTGCTAACGCCAAGGAAGATGCTAGAATGCTGCTCATGATGGGTGGCACCGGATTTGGGACTAATATCCACTACTTCGGTGAGGGCGGAGATGCCAACCTTGCTACTGCACAAGCCATGGAACTGCCAATGGTTAAGAACTACGAGGATTGGCAGACCTGGCTCAAGAACCGCTACATGGAGATCTTCGCATACGTCCTACGTCTGGCATTCGGAGAGGATATCCCATTTGAGGAAGACGCAACTGAGGCGACAGACCTCAAGATTGTTGCTAGTACTTCTGAAAAGCCAGCTGGAGTTAAACTGATCCGTCCTGAGAAGAAGGGTAAAGTTACCGTTTGGGATGTTGTGAGCTGGGACTTCCCGCCCATCATCACTAAGGACGTTGTGAAGCATATGACTGCTTGGGCTCAGATGGCCCAGCAGATTGCTCCAGGAAATCAGGTCGTCAAGAAAGAAGCTATCCGTGGTGCTATGACAGTTCTACGGGTGCCGAATGTTGATCAGCTTATGCCATTGGTTGAAGCTGAAGAGGCAAGAGTTGAGGCACTCAAGGAAGAGCAACGTCAGGCTATGATGGATAACATGGCTAATCCAGACGTGGGACCAGCTCCTAAGACAAATGGGAAGAATGGTCAGGGGGTAGCAGGATTCACGAAGGCTGGATCAGGAGCTGATGCTGAGACTAAGAGGCTTGCTAAGGGGAAGCCACCGATCAGTAGAGTTGGTAGAGTAGCTGCTGATAAACGTCCAGGAGCTGGTTAATGGGTGATCCGCGACCGTGCTTGGTTTGTAACCGTCAACAGGATGATCCTTTACATGGACCTGAAGCCGGTGGTCTTGCTCATGATATTGAACCACGCATAGAGCACCATCCTTATGATCCTGGAGAAAGACGACAGCTAGTTCGTCGAATGGACGATAGAATTCAACGAGTAGAGGATGCCTTTAAACGGAGTAGTTGATTATGCCTCCAGGTAAAGGTTATCGGATCAAAGGTAAGAAAGTTAAACCTAAGAAAGTTAAAGTTCCCAAGCGGTTCAAATCAAGGAAGAAGTAATGCCATTTCGGAGCGCCAAGCAGAGACGGTTCATGTTTGCGCGACATCCGAAAATCGCCAAGCGATGGGCCAAGAAATATGGAACTAAAGTTCGTCCAAAAGGGAAGAAAAGATGAGAGTTAGATTAATCCTGATAGTGATTGCATTACTTCTAGCAATTGCTTCTCTAATTCCAGATTGGGCAGGTTATCCTGTTCTTGCAGTTGCAGTAATCCTCTTAGCGGTTGCTGAACTAGCGGGTGAGGCAATAACTTGACTCTGTTCAGCGGTCCACTTGAGATCGAGGTTGAAGGAGAAGTTTATCTTAATCCTATCTCCTCTTCATACGGGCAGGTGGACCGTGCATTTATAGTTCGCGTTTTCCGCGAGCGATCACGAATACTCGCCGACCGCCTTGCCAAGTTTATCAACGATCTGCAACAAGGTGATATAGGTCGGCGGGCATTCGTGAGGCAAGTAATGAATAGTCTTCGCCAAGCTTATTACACTGTCTTCTCTCTGGGAGCTCTTTCTGTAGATCCATTCCATGTATTAACTTCAGAAGACATAGGAGTGCTGAATGCAGAACTCTTCGGAGAACGAAAATTCCTACAGAGCTTTGGACGTGACTTATCAAGAGGTTTACTTGATCTAGCTCCAGAGCCTCGTGCTAGACTATACTTCTCGGCGCTCAGGGGTGTTTTTGAGCTCGGCCGTGTATCAGCTCTCCCAGATCGCCCTTACAGTTGGATTCTTGGTGATACTGACCATTGTGATCCTTGCATTGATGCAGCATTAGGAGGTCCATATAAGATCAATGATTTCTCCCGCCTGAGCCTTCCTGTGGTCCCGGGTATTCCAGGCAGTGGAGAGGTTTGCAAGGGATTGACCCGTTGTGGTTGTACACTTCGAGATCAAGGGTTTCCGGTTAATGAGAGTTTACAGCTTGAACTACGTGATATCCTTGAAGAAATCAGGTTGAACTTGTGACGGTGAAGGAAGCTCTAAAAGATAGATTGTGGGACTTCTTAGAGTATTCGGGTTACTCTATCGAAGATATCCTTGCCTATAATCTTAATACTGGGAAGATTTCCACAAAGAACGGTGGACTTTATCAGATTGCTGAAACCGGGGAGATTCTACATCTAACCGGACCTTCTCCTGACCCCACAGATCGAATTTAGGAGAACCAAATGGCTAATGCGTCAGCTGCTGAGTTCGCGAAGCCGATTACGCGTCCCAGCAATCTTGGTGTGGCAGAACCCACTGAGACCGAAGCTGCTGAGAAGAAAGCTCGAGATAATCAGGTTACCAAGGTTATTGCGAAGGCATTGGGTCTGAAGAGATCTAATATCCTTGGTTACAATGATCAGACCAAGGTGGTTGTTACTGATGCTGGCGGTAAGTACCAGCTTAGTAAGAATGGCAAGGCACTTCGCCACTTGGCTGGTCCTAAGCCTCCAGCTGATATTGACCTCACAGTTGTTGTTGAGACTTTCGAAGTAGGAAGTGCTGCTGAGAGTAATTCAGCTCGTCATGCTGGGACTTCTGCAGTTGACCAGTCTAGTGCACTTCAAGCTCGCAGGGAATCACTTGAAGCTGAACTAGCAGATGTCAACAAGCAGCTAGGTGTAGATGATAAGAAGTCTGAGTCCGCGCCTGATAAGGAGTAGATATGCCAAGCTTCCAAGCTCGTGACGTCTTTCGAGCCAGCGAAGCAAGTTTCGACGACGATGAAACTTGGATCACCATCGTTAAAGAGGGTGAATCTATCAATGGTCGGAACTACAAGAAGAATACTCTAAAGCAGGCTGTGCTCCAGCGACGATATGAGAATCAGCGGCAATTCGTTGATCACTCAGATGGGCCTCCCCTTAAGAGATCTATCAAAGAACTAGTCTCTGGAATCACTGAAACAAAGTATGATGACACTCATCCAGACGGGAGAGCCCGAATCCGCGGAAAGGTGAAGTGGTTCAATACAGAGTTTCAGGAGTTTGCACAGAAGGCTAAGGAACATATTGGAGTTTCTCACGACGCTAGGCTGGCTGGTACTCGCACGAGGGTAAATGGAAGGATCAAGGAAGATATTGACGAGATTGTGAAGGTCCATTCTGTGGATTGGGTAGTCTACCCGTCTGCAGGTGGGGGTTATGATCAATTCTACGCTACAGAGGGAATCGAAATGCCCGATGCCATCGATTGGGGTTCGGTGACTCTTGATATGGTGGAAGAGAATGCGCCAGATCTCGCGACGGCGTTTAAGGAAAAGTACTCCACCAAGGCAAAAGAGTCAGAAGGTGACGATGACGACGAGGATGACGACGAAGAAGAGTCAGGTGTTAAGCACACCGCTTCCAAGAAGAACGGCACGGCTGTTGCTTTGGATGAAAAGGCTATTGAGTCGATCGTAACTCGTGTTATCGAGGGAGTAGATAAGAAAAAGTCCGAGCAGGCAGAGGTTCATGGCAAGATTGCTAATCTTGTTAACCGTTCACCTCTACCACAGCGGACGAAGAATCGGATTGTTGCTTCCTTTGATGGTGCTACTGAGTTTAACGAGGAGCGCGTCAAGGAATCTATCGAGGATGCCAAGACGGAACTCAAGGAAGCAGGAGCTGGACCTAAGGTTATTGGAGCTGGTCCTTCCGGCAAGGCGAAGACTGGATCGCTTGGACGTGCCCACGAATCCCTGGCAGATGCCTTCAGTCTGAAGAAGACGGCCAAGGTTGGTGGAGACAAGGATCCAGATGAGGAGGCAGAATAGATGGCGACTAATGAAGTTATCCGTGGTCACAGTGACGGCCGACTTCGGATTCTTTGCGCGGCAGCTCATACTGCTGGTGATCTTGTCTTTGAGAAGGGCTTCTATGGAGTTGTTCAGGATGACGTAGAAGCTGGTGCGTGGGCTACCGTTATTCTTGAGGGAGTTTGGGAGTTTCCTCGCACTCCTACCACCGTGGCGATGGGTGCTAAGCTTCATGCTCCAGCGACGGCTATGGCCACTACTCTCCCTCTGATTTCAGCTGCTACCAACGGTCAGGCAACTGCCGGTTGGAACCCAGTTGGTCGAACTACTGCCACTGGTAGTGCTACTGCTGCCAAGGTTCGATTCTTCCGCGATAACGCCTACTAGAAGGAGATATAGATGCCCCCACTCGGTAATCCAATGGGGCTTGCTTACGGTAAGCGCGTCCGCATCTACGATGCTTACATTGAAGCAAGAGAAGCAGTTGAAAACGGGGAGTTTGAGGAAGACAGCCAGGAAGCGATGTCTGTCGCCGACTTCCCCACCTACATTGGTCACTTCTTGCGTCATCGCTTCCAGGATAAATTCGAAGAGATTCAGGGGCAGTTCGACCTGTATTCTGCCGATACTCCTGTGGAAGACTTCGAAGATTACACCTGGAGCACTTGGGGTCGTTTTCCTGATATTCCAGAGCGATCGCCTAACGGTCCATACGAGCAGCTAGCTGTTAAGGAGCTGCCCGGTGGAACGTTGGCAATTCGGGAGTTCGGCGCTGGATTCGCTCTTACTCGTCGACTGGTGATCTCTGATCGACTGAATAAGCTGACTTCACTTCCTGACGACTTTGCTGATGCCCTCGCGCGCACCATGTCTAAGGAAGCAGCTATTAATCAGTTCCAGAGCAACCCGACGATGTTTGACGGCAATGCTCTCTTCTCCTCTGCTCATGGAAACTTGGGGTCAACAGCTCTAACTCCAGATGAAGATGGTGTTAACGCCCTAATCGCTGCTGAGACCGCTCTTGAGGATCAGACAGACGATGAAGGGTTCCAGATTGTTGTTCCTGGAGCTACTCGTACTCTGATTATTCCGACTGAACTTCGCTGGATTGTTCAGGTGCTTAATGGTCAGGAGTTGGTTCCTAATACAGCTTCTGGTACTGGCGATAACAACATCCCCAACCTGGTTCGTGGTCGATATACCGTCTTGGAGGAGCCTTTCTTCACTGACTCTAACAACTGGTACATGAGCATTGATCTGAAGGGACGCTTGGCATTCCTGGCACAGGTTCTTCTGAACGGGAATAAGACTCCATTCCTTGGTCTCAAGGATCCTGGAGTTCGAGCAGTGCTTGGTGGTAATGATCCTTACTCCTTCGAGTTCGACGAGATTGAGTACAAGATCCGCCATGACTTCGCCTTCGTTCCAGTTGAGTGGCGCGGTATCTTCGGCGCAATCGTAGCTTAAATTAGGTGGCGGCATGATTTCTCTAGGAATGATTGTAAGAAACTCAGAAGCAACTCTTGAGAGATGTCTAGAATCCGTGGCTCCTTATGTAGACGAGATTGTGATCGGTCTAGGTGGGGAGTCCACGGATCGGACAGAAGAAATCGCTCGAAAGTTCACAGACAACGTTTTTCAGATTGAATGGCAAGATGATTTCGCGGAGGCACGGAATCAGGTACTGAGGAAAGTAACACAGCCATACTATCTGTGGTTAGACGGAGATGATGAGTTGCTTGGTGGGGATAAGATGAAGCAACTCATCGAAGAATACCCACAAGTTGATGCTTTCTACTGGGGCTATGAGTATTCTCGTGATGAGAACGGTGTAACTAACTGTTATCTTGTTCGTGAGAGACTGGTTAAGCTTAATCCTCAGTGGGAGTGGATCGGCAAGGTCCATGAAGTATTTCGTGGGCCTGATGACCATTTGAAGATGATGGTCCACACCATCGTGGTAAAGCATCACCCACAGGGAAGTAGCAATCGTAATATTGAAATTCTTCGTACTCAATTAGAAGAGTCAGAACCTAATCCTGATCCAAGAGTTCTGATCTATCTGGGTACAGAGAATGCTAGTCGTGGGAATTTCTCAGAGGCATTAGTTCACCTAAGAAGGTATGTAGCTCTGAGTGGTTGGGACGAAGAGAGGTATCAGGCTCAACATCGCATTGCTGATATCTACCGAGCAATGGGTGAGTTTGAGAAGTCTCGACTTGCAGATTTTCAAGCGATTACAATCCGTCCAGACTGGGCAGATGCTTATCTTGGATTAGCAGAAACTGCTTATCATCAGCAGAAATTCCGTGAAGTTATTGAGTGGACTAAGTCAGCTTCTACTAAGACACCTCCAGAATCTTTCTTGATTGTTAACCCTAGAGACTATGATGTAAATCCATCGATGATCCTTGGGCTAGCTTATAGCCAGCTCGGTGATTTTGAGATGGCATTGGAGAACTTTAAAAAAGCTCTTGATATCTCTCCAGATGAAAAGGTTCGTCATAATCTTCGGGTCATTCAAGAGGAACTTGATGGACATAATCTAGTAGATGCTTTCAACTTAGTTTGGGAACACCTAGTTAAGAATGATGAGTGGTTGAAGGCAAGACAGCTTTTTGATTCTGCTCCCAAGTTAATTCAGAATGTTCCACCAATTCAGCAGAACAGGGCTTTCACGTTAAGGTCTACTGCTCATGTGGAAGATCCAGAGATAATGGTAGAGGATTACCGAACTAATCCATACTGGACTCCTATGGATGATGAGCGTATTCTGGATCCTTCCTGGGTAAACTACCCAAGAGTTAAGTTTGCATTGGATGTAGTAAGAAATCAGAATGCGAAGAACATCATCGACTTCGGCTGCTCGGATGGGTTCGTCGCGTTGCCCATCGCACGAGAACTGCCAGACGTGCAAGTTAGCGGGATTGATCTCGATCCACGCTGTATCCAGTTGGCAAATGAACGAGTCATCAAGTGGGAGTTGCCACATACTGACTTCAGAGTCGCAGATGCTGCTGAGTACGGGACAGACGTGGAGCAGTTCTACGATGTAGGTCTAGCTTTCGAAGTCATTGAGCATGTTGTAGACCCATCAAAGTTTCTTGATAACTTGGAGAAGTCTGCAAAACATATCGCTATTACAACTCCACATCTAGCTTGGGAGTCACCGGCGCCCGGCTGGAACAATGAAGGATTCAAGGGTCATCTCAGAATTTTTGATCTGAATGACATTGAGGTTCTACTGAGTTCCCGGGGGCAGATCCATAATCTTTATCGTCAAGGGTTTGGAGAACGGTCTGGGTGGATCTTTGCTGATTACCGAGTTGGAGAAAGACCGCTTGGTCATGTAACGATTCTAGCTCCAGGTACTCCCGAGGCTTGGTCACCTCTCACTTTTGAGCGGGAGGGGCTTGGTGGATCTGAGACAGCGGTTATCAAGCTCAGCGAGGCAATCGCCAGAACTGGGTATCAGGTTAGCGTCTTTAGCCGCATCTCTGACGAAGGCTATTTCAATCGAGTTAGGTACCGAGATCAATCGAGGTATGTGTCTGGAGTTAAATCTGAGCTTTTCATTGCCTGGAGAGCTCCAGAGCTTATCGACGATGCACCTAATGCAGCACACGCCATCTTGTGGATGCATGATGTCGATTCAGGGGATCGCCTCACCGCAGATAGAGCGGCAAAGTTTGAAAGTATCGTCGTCCTGACAGAATGGCATAAGAACTATATGCTTAGTAGGTATCCATTCCTACATCCCGATCAACTAGTAGTAATTCCTAACGGGATTAATATCGATCTCTTTAAGGGATCAGTTGAAAGAAACCCAAAGAAAGTGGTCTATTCCTCATCTCCAGATCGCGGATTAGACTACATTCTAGAGCATGTGTGGCCAAAAGTTATTGAAGTAGAGCCAGATGCTGAGCTTCATATCTACTATGGCTGGAACAACTTTGATGCATTTATTCCGATGTTTCCAGAGTTGGGTCAGTTCAAAGTAAAGGTAATCAACCTTCTCGGAAAGGCTAAGGGGGTTGTTCAGCATGGCAGACTCCCACAAGATAAACTTGCCAAGGAGATGATGGCAGCTGGAGTTTGGCTCTATCCAACATACTTCACTGAAACTTACTGTATAACTGCGGTAGAAGCCCAGTTAGCAGGTTGTTATCCTGTTACTAATGATCTGGCTGCTTTATCTGAAGTAGTGAGGTCAGGAACTATTTTTCAGCTGAAGGAATGGCCACTTATCGAAGAGAAAACAAAGGATGTTTATGCCCAGGCTGTGGTCTATGGGATGAAGATTGAGGAGGAGCACAGGAATAGTATCATTAAAAGGGCTCCGGCTTTGACATGGGATGAAGTAGCTAAATTATGGAGTAATAGATGGCTGGAATTAGGATCAGACACCGAACTCACAGATCCGGAGTCTTCCTTGTACAGCACTACCGTCGCTACCAAGTCCCACTAGTTTGTGGTATATGTAAGGTTACTCATATCTTCAAGACGTATCACATCAGACTTGGAGACGATGGGATGGCGGTAGTTTCTCCCCAGGTACTTGAGAGACTTAAAGAAGTAGGTTTACCCAGTTTAGAGATCATAGGTGAAGAGAAAAACCCACCGCCTATCACCTTAGATGTCCCAGGTATCACCAATAAGTTCCGAGTTTTTGAACACGGAGTACCAAAGAACAATGTCTGATCTTTCTGCTATGTCCCTTGAGGATTTGACTGATCTTCAGACTAAGCTTAGTGTTGAGCGGGCTGAAGCGAGCCGATCCATCAAGGACCAACAGCTAGAAGTTCAGGTTGCGATTGACCAGAGAGTTCTAGTTGATCGAGCTAAGAACTTTAGTGATGATGAGCTTAAGACTATTATGAAGCACCGCAAGGAGCACTCAGAAGCTGAGGCAGAAGCTCCGGCTGAGTCTGAGGTAACCGAGTAATGGCCAATGCTCTGACTAACGTTTATCGAAACAACGTGCTTGGTGATAATGCATTCGCCAATGTTCAGTTGGATGCAGATACCATCAAGCCAATGTTTGTGGACTCCACTGATGATACCCCAGTGGTTGGTGATGAAGATATTGCAGACATCGTCTCTGGTGGACGAGTCCCTGCAATCGCCTCTTGCCCAGCTCTCAGCTCTAAGACTACCGGTACTGTGGCCGTTGGAGTATTTGATGCCGCCGACTCAGTATTCACTTCTCTGACTGGTGATGAAGTTGAGTTTCTAATCCTATTCAAGGATACTGGTTCTGAAGCTACTAGTATCTTGATTGCTATTTATGATACGTTCACTTCTGGGATGCCACTGACTCCAAACGGGGGAGATGTCACCGTTCAGTGGAACGCCTCCGGCATCTTTAGCTTCTAGTGGATATTCTTGGTACTCTTAGAACTCACGGTGGACTACTAGCGGTTGGCACTGCTGCTCTGATTGCTGGTAGTACTCTTGGTATTGTTCTAAGCGCAGATCCAAACCAAGATGTGTTCTTAGAGCCCGGTGAACAGGTTACTGTTATTGCAGTTACACCACAACCGGGCTCACCGGGCTCACCGGGAGCTTCTGTTACTCCAAGTGAGCCAGAGCCTACTGTAAGTATTGCGCCAACCGATCCTCCAGAAGAACCTACTCCAAGTCCCACCCCACAAGCAGTCACTTCTTATTGGTTGGTGAATCCAACAACTGATACCAGAGTTAGAAAACTCTTTGATGGTGAGACTTTAGTTGGTGATTTTGCTCTAGAACTAGAACACTCTTCTACAGGAAGTGTAAGGTTCTTCATTGATGGAGAACTAGAGCGCACGGAAAACAATGCTCCATACGCTCCCTGTGGTGATCCAGCTAATGACTTCGTTCCATGTAATCTCTCAGTGGGATCTCATTTCATTGAGGGTATTGTCTTCTCGGGTGATAATGGTAGTGGAACTAACCTTGGTAGTTTCATTATCAATGTTATGGTTGGCGGCGGGACTGGAGCGTCGCCAACTCCATCTCCTAGTACTGGACCGCCCCCAGCTGGAGTAAATGTTTCCGGTATTACTATTCCTGCTCCTTTCCCTGGGTATGATCGGGTTCATTTTACAGAATTTCCTAATACTCAACAGCTCGGTGATCCACCACATCCTGACACACTACAATATCTTCAACCTCGTCCCAATGTAGCTCAGGATTGCACTTACAACGATAGTTCTGGTAGAGGGAAGTACTGCTGGCGAGCTACCACAAGTGAGCACGACGGCCTCCTCGATATGTGGCTCCATACTGAAACTGGTAGTTGTAAGACGAGCGGTCACACTCATGTTCATAACGGGAACGGTGGGTGTAACTACGTTGCTGGTCCTAAGTGGACGTTGCCAAATCAGAGCGACTTTGTCATCAGCTATGTTGCGAAGCTAGATGATATTCCAGGCCGTAAGGTCGCTTACCTGCGTTGGTGTGGACCCAAGATCAATACAGCTGGTTACTGTGAAGATAACTTTGTTGAGGCTAAACTAGAACCTGGCCCCAGAGGTAACTTCTTCCATCATCTTGAGTCTAGTAATCAGCAACAGCAGAAATCATTAAATATCGAGCTTGATGAATGGCATCTCTATCAACTCTGGGTAAAGCCCGGTCAGTTTGTAGAAGCTCGCCTTGACGGTAATCTTGTTGCTAGATTCACTCAGGGAGTTACAACTAACGACTCCTATTGGGTGTTCCAGTCAGAAACTTACTTAGGCGGTCAGTCTATCCCGATTCCCCATAATCAGGGACATCTTCTATTTGATAAGTATTCAGTGGATCTCTTTAATTGATCTAGGGCGTGACGTGATGGCGGACGCGATGGTGCAGTGCAAAGCTAAGGATGGTAATTGCTGCTGGATAGCAGGAGTTGTGTGCCCATTCTTACGAGATGATGGATCATTAACTGACCGACGCTGGGTCTGCACCCTGCGGGAGTCGTTGGGCAGCTGGGCGGCGGTCCACGCCGACCCGCGCTACATCGCTGTCGTCCACCCAACGCTGATGTCGGTGGGGACGGTAGACTGTGGAGATTGGCCCGGTCCCGGCATTACCTGCGGTGAGTGTGGAGTGACAGGCTGATGGCGACTCTGACACCACTGACTGTAGGCAACGCTGCAGCACCAAATGGGTGGACTAATGCTCCTAACGGTGCATTAGGTGATAACAGTGATTCAACCTTCGGTGGGTTCAACACTAATGCTACCTCTTCAGTAAATCAAGGTTGGGAGCTTGGTAATGTAGATTCCGACTTTGATAGCATGGATACACTGGAGATCGTTCTACGTTACGCTTGGTCAGCGTCAGTTTCTAATTCACTTTGGGACACTCTCGAAGCTCGCATCATGGCAGCAGATGGTACTACTGTCCTGGCTGCTGCTAATTCTGGTGGTACCCTCCAAGTACTAGTAACAAACATTACCAATACGACTATTCTGAACACCTCATCAATTGCATTTACTTACGTTAACACTAGTGCTACAAAGGCTCAGTGGGATGGGGCGGTTGTTGAGATTAGAATCACTCGTACTCGCAGCAAGGGCGGTGATTCAGCCGAACAGCGGGTCTATGAAGTTGACTTCACTGGGACTTACACTCCTTCTGGTCCACCACCTCAGACAATAGAAGCACTAGGAATTAATCTAGATCCAGTAATCCAGGCATTAGCTCCGTTCTCTATTGTGGATAGCAATAATGCTTCATCTACTTTAGCTGGACATGTTGACGAGTCTCCAGATTCACCTGATGGTAACTACATCCAAGGTTCACCAAATCAGCAAGCTAGTTACTTTTTGAGATTTGATTTCAATGTAACTGGAAAACTTCAGGGTGATCAAGTTATAAGGTGGTATGTAGATAGAGAAATTGTTGGGTCTGGTGGTGGCAATCCCGTTGTTCAGATGGATGTCTTTGTTGATGGATCATTGGCGTATAATGATCCACTTGACTTAACTCCAGGTGCTGATGGAGTTTTTGAGAATCAACCATGGACTCCAGCTGATATAGGGACTGATGATGCATCAAGAGTAACTATCAAGTTGTTACTCGATATTGATGGTTTGGGTGGGAACTATACTTATCTCAGGCTTGGTGCTATAGAGTGGGTAGCTTCATTTGCTCCAGTGCCTTACTCTATGTCCAGTCCTGGAGTTTCTCAGGCTGGTGGGGGTGGACAGACAGTTCAAGCTAACTTACTATCTCAAGCCACAGCAGTCTTAAATCCTACTGCACTTAGTGGACAGTTAATTCTAGCACAACTGCTTTCACAGGCACCCAGCCTCTATGAGTCAGTAGTTTCTCCAGGTGCTGTTGCTGTAGCAGCACAATTGCTTGCTCAGGCACCTATCTTATTCAACCCAACTATTCCTTCAGGAGCTAGCGCGAATATTCGACTTGTAGTTGCTGATGGTAGTGCTCCAACCAGCGGTGACGCTGCACTGAAGTCTTATCTTGAAGGTAAGGGTCACACCGTTACATATCACAATGATGAGACTGCAGTTGGTGATTTGACTGGTATTGATCTGGTTGTTGTAGGAGAATCGTGCGCCGGCGCGACGGTCGGGTCCAAGTACCTGAACGTCACGATCCCGGTTATCACCTTCGAGCAAGCTCATCTAGCTGCCATGAATATGGCGGCGGCGTCGGGAAATGTTAGTTCCCAGACGGACATCACGATCACCGGTGATCCCATTGGTCACGGTTTCGCGAATGGCGACCTGACTATCAGCACTTCTGAAACCTTCAACTACGGCGCGTCGCTCGGTGCGGGGGGACAGTCCTTCGCGACGAATGTCGGCTTCTCGCTTCAGCACACCGGCTTCATCTACGAGCAAGGCGCTGATCTGGTTAGTGGTACCGCCGCCGGCAAGCGCGGGTTCCTGTGCCTCAAGGATGCGATGTGGGCCGGCTCCACCATCAACAGCGACGGTCTTACTATATTTGATGCTTTACTTGATTGGGCACTTGGAGTTACCCAGGATCAGACAGTAATAGCGCAGTTGATTGCCAATGGTCGTACTCTCTTCAATCCAACAGCTTCTCCAGGAGCAGTAGCGGTTGTAGCACAGCTGCTCGAGAACCCTAGTACTCAATTCAATCCTTCAATTCAAGCTGTTAGCCAAATTGTTGCACAGCTAATCAATAACAGTAACTCTCTGTTTGATCCAAAAATTAATCAAGAAGTAAAAGCTAATCTGTTAAATAATCTTGCAGTACTATTCGATCCTAGCATACTTCAGTTAGTTAAAGCTGAATTGATTAACAATCCGTCAGCATCATTTGACCCATCAGTTACCGCAGTCTCTTCTGTGGTTGCTCAGTTAATCGGTAATGGCAGTTCTCTATTTAATCCAACTATCTCACCAGGTGCCGTTAGTATTGTAGTTCCACTCCTTGCTAATGGTAGAACTTTGTTCGATCCATCAGCTGCTATTGGTTTGGTTACAATATCGGTACCTCTTCTTGATAGCGGTAACACACTATTTGATCCAGAAGTAAGTCCAGGTGAAGTAGAAGTAGTAGTTCCACTCCTAGACAATGGATCTACTTTGTTCAATCCAACTATTAGTCCGGGTGGAGTAGTTGTAATAGCTCAACTACTGACTAATGCTGCTTCCCTGTTCTCTCCGAAAGTTCTCCAACAGATTGCTATGCAGTTGATTAGTAACCCAGCAACTGCATTTGATCCTAAGGTTACTCAGCAGGTTGCTGCACAACTTCTAAGCAATCCAGCTGACCTATTCAACCCATCGATCGCACAGCTAGTGACAGTTGAACTACTCACTAATTCTCCTGTGGTCTTTGAACCTGTTGTTGAGCCTGGTGGAGTCACTGTTGTAGTTCCTTCAATAGACCAGAGCGGACAGTTGTTTGATCCACTAGTTACTGCTGGAGTTACAGTAGCTGTTCCAATTCTTAACAATACCCCTCAACTGTTTGATCCAGATATCCAAGCAGTTTCTAACATTGTTGCTCAGTTGATCAACCACGGTCATGCTGTATATGAACCTCTAGTTACTAGCGGCTTCACAGTTTCTGTTGATGAACTACAAAATACACCAACCCTATTCAATCCGACTATTGTAGCAGTTGCTCAAGTGGTAGCACAGCTGATTAGTAACGGGTCGGTTGTATTTGATCCTCGCGTCCTTAGTGTAGTTCAGGTACAGTTGATCGATAATCCCACAGAAGCATTTGATCCTAGTGTATCAGCTGTTTCTCAGGTGATAGCTCAGTTACTAGATAATGGTTCTGTTGTCTTCAGTCCATTGATCTCAGCTCAATCACTCATTGAGGCATTGTCTGTCAGTCAGGCGCCGACGGTGCCATCACCTGACATATCTGTAGGCTCCGTAGTCATCCAGGCTAATCTTATTGACAATGGACCGACGGTCTACCCTGTCGGTATTATACAGGATCAGTTTATTCTGGCTCTGTTCATTGATAACTCTCCAGATGTAAAAACCCCAAGGATATTTCTCGGGGTAGTTCCTACAACTTATAAGTGGGATTCTCAGTCAGAATTTAAGGGAATGACAGCTTTCATTCCAACTGGACAAAGTGAGTTGAAGAAAAACTAGGCGGTGACTATGGCTCTTTCTGCAGTTGAACGCGTAAGACTCAAGATTGGAGATAGGGCAACTCTTCGAAGAGAACGGAATGTTGGTGATGGATTAGCTGAACACTTCAAGTTACAGTTTGAACCTATCAATACCACACCAGCTCCTGAAGTATGGGTAAACGATGTAATTCAAGTAGAGAATACTGATTACACAGTTGATTACACCCATGCCATTATCTCCTTCGTCAATGCTCCACTTTCTAATGATAAGATTGTGGTACAGTACTATTCTGTGATATGGACAGATACAGATATCCAGGACTACCTAGATCAGTATGCTTCTAATGTAAATATCTCTGCTGTTCATATCCTCTTTGCTTGGGCAGCTGATATTAGCAAGATAGCTCGTCGAGAAACTCGGCAGGGTGGTGGCGGGGTGGGGGCGATCACGGTTGATACCTCTGTGGCCGCAAAGGAGCTACGAGCTACCGCACAGGCCCTTCTCGACTACGAGCTTGAGTATGGTGAAGAAGCTGGTAGTCAGATTCCTGCTGAGGGACTAACGGAAGTTCCTTGGACCGAACAATCTCATCAGGACATCGCTTACCAGAGATTCATTAGAGAAAACTGATGTTTCAAGAACAGCTTGCTGATCTCACAGCTGATCATCTTCGTTCTCATGCAGAAGAATACCTGGATGATCTGCAAGCCAGTTTTGGTGGTTCAGATAAAATCAACTTGATAGTTCCTCAGATCAGTTCTATCTCATTAGTTGGTGGAGTTATTGAAGCTGAGCTTGAAAAATTGCCTCTGATTGGTGTTGACTGCTTGGATAAGCAAATCATCCCATCCAATGAAAGCTTATTCTACTCTCAGTATGATGGAGCTATCGTTGGGATGGTAAGCGCCACAGATGAGCAGACGGCAGATAAACGGTGCAAGCGATATCAAAGATTTGTTGAACACTTCATTAATGTTCACCGTTATCTCCATGAAAGCGTAGCTTCTAATACCAAACCCTTTACAATCCGAGAGTTCCTCTATATGAGTACTCGCTTCTCAGGAAGTATGCAATCTGACCAAGAGGATGAAAAGGTTTGGCTTGCTGGATTTGTCACCAACGTACAGTGGATTACTAGTGAAGATGGCGAGAGTCAACACTAATGCCAACGATCGGTGTACCTCTCCGTGTTAACATTCGGGGAACTAAAGAAGCAGTTAGCAAGTCAATTGAGTTTCGTACTTCGGTAGTTGAGAGAATCAACGAAGCAATACTTAAAGAGAAAGATGATGTAGAAACCCGGATGCGGGAGGCTGTTCAGGCCCACTTCACGAGTGGTGAGGGTAGTGGTCGAGCGGCACAGTCCATTAGTTTGGAACTCAGGCCAGGTAAGAGAGGGACTTCAGTACGTCTAAGAATTGGAGCTTTTCGGGAGGTAAAGTATTTTACAGAACTTTTGAGAGAATCTGAATTCAAGAAAGATCCATACTTTATCTTCCCAAGCCAAAAGAAAGTTTTGAGGTTCTTTTGGAAAGAAGCTGGTGGTATTGTATTCTCCAAACGAGTACGTCATCCAGGTTTCGGCAGAGATGTACTGAGAGAACAAGGAGAGGCGGAACTTGCTAGACTAGGAGAGGTAGTGCAATTACAAGTAGCTGATACAGTTACTAAAGTCTTCGCCCGCGGTAGTCAGGTGAGGTAACATGGCTCAGAGAAATATTCTAGAAAACGGGATCGAATTCCTTAATACGCTACGAGGACCTGCAAAAGTTCTTTATGCACCAGTAACTCTTCCGATGCCCGTTCTGGTGCAGCAGGTAATTGATCCTACAGGTGGAGCTGCTGCCACTGGATGGAGTACATTCGGTTTGACTCGTGGTGGGATCAACGTCGGCAAGAACCTTGACGTAACGGTACTAAGTGATGTAGATCAGTTCGTTGGATCTTATGATTCCCACGTTACTGACCGTGGATACAATATCACTACTCAGTTGGCTGAAGTGCTCGACCGAGCTCAGATGGGCATCGCCTTTGATATGGGTACTCCTACTGTGGTTTCTACCACTGGTGCAACCCAAGTCATGATTCCGCTGGATAGTGGTTCTAACAAGCCTACTGAACGACGTATGGCAGTTGTCTTCCCGAAGGAGGAAACTGGTAAAGTTCTTATGTTTGTCTTCCGCCGTGCTAAGATTGGTGGAGGCGAGAAGACCTTCCGGTTTGATAAGAATGATCCGGCTAGCCCACCGTTGGAGTTCAATGCATTCCCACAGTTGGGAACTGTCATTGAACCTGGTGATGCCTATGGTCGTTGGTATGAGATTATTTAGGAGTTAAAGATGGCAGAGAGGCGGCGAGTAGCTAAAAGAGCATCTATCATCATAGAGTTGGATGATGGGATTACTCTTGAAGCAAAACCACTTCAATGGATGGATCGTAATGATCTTGGTAATGAGATCGTTGAGCAATTCATTGAAGTGACAAATCTACAGATTAAGGCTTACACGGATCCGGAGGGCGTTCCGCAGATGCAAGCCTATGCTCAAGATAAGCTCAAGGATCCACTCAAGATTCTTCGAATGGGGTACCCGGGCGAGGAAGAGTCCAAGTACTCACATAGAACTTGGGGTGAAATCCTTGAGCTTATTCTTGCGTCGATGGATGTTAACGGACTCTCTCATATCAGAAATCTTGTCGACCCAAACTTCCAAGCCCCGGTGCCGGATGGTGGAAAGAACGACTCGGGGCAAAACGAAGAAAGCGAGACTCCGAAGACGCCATCTATGCAAGGCTCAGACTCTCCGGCTTTGACAGAGTCGGAGCTCTCGACCTCACCTACCCAGAACTCACAGCAATAGAAGAAGAGTGGGATCGACAGCGTTGGGATGAACGACACTGGGGCTTTGCTCTTAAGACTAAAGACCCGTTTGAAGAGTTTAGAAAGCTCCAACAAGCTGAAGATAAGGAAGTCGAACCATCTGTGGATATAGATTCGCTCCCAGAGGAGCGGAGGAAGTGGTATAGAGCGGTATGACGTTCAGGCCGCCAGTAAACACAGGTCCACCTAGAACCACCACAGGTCTTTCAGGACTTGGAGCTGTTGGTGGTCCGCGAGGTGTCGGTGCAGGTGCACTCCGAGTTATTGTGGAGTTCCTTACACAATATGATGCTGAGCGGGTTAAGCAACTGGAAGCAGATCTAAAGCGCCTTGAGAATTTTAGTCAGCTGAGTGATGCTCGTACCTCCAAGGCTCTTAAGCAACAGGCAGCTGATCAAGCTGTCATCGAGAAGATCCAGAAGCTTCGTTTGACCTTAAGTAGAGATGAAGCTAAAGAAATCCTTAAGATTAGAGATTTTACTAGGGAAACAGGTAAAGAAGCTAAAGCAAATGCTGAAACACTTACTAAGGAATTAATCAAGAGGACTGAACTTAGTAGTGAAGAATTAGATCTTCTTGTCAATGAAGATAAGATTAGAGCTGGTATTGCACAACGTGAAGTTCGCTCTAGAGCACAGATCCGAAAAGAAAATGAGAGAAATCGTGCAATTGGACAGCAGCAGGTTCAAACAGAAAGACAGCTGTTCAACTTAACACAGATTAGAGCACAACTAGTTCCAAAACTTGGTTCTCTTGCTTTGGGTGCTGCTGGCGGTATTTTAGGTGGTGCTGTCATTGGCGTAGGCTTTGCTGCAGCACAAGCTGGATTAGAAGCTATCGGTAATATTCTTAAGGATATTTTTGATCCAGCAAACAAAGCTAGAGAAGCTCTTGCTGGTGTAGTTGAGCAAGTAAATAAACTAGCTGCAGAAGAAGGTATAAGTGATCTTGAGGCAGCTACTAGAGTACTCAAAGAATATGGTGGTGCAGCCGAAAGTCTTGACCCAGCGATCTTAGCTGCTGCTGTAGCTACACAGAAGTTAGTTGAAGAAACTGCTGAACTCAAAGATATAGTTGAAGTTCTCCGTCATGGAGAAAATCTACGTAATGAAACTATCCGTGAATACATCAAGCTTGCTGTTGAAGCTAGTGGTTTACCGATTGGGAGACCGGGTGGAACTCCTGGATTCATTAGAATTGAGCAAGCTATTCAAACCGGGGATACAACTCGACTTGATGCAGCTGAACTAGAAGTTTATAATCGAGTCGTTAAAGATCTTGCTCTGTCAAGTGATGATGCTGCCCGTGAACAAAGAGAACTAGCGCTTGCGGAAGATCTGGCTGCAGCCGCAGCTAGTAGGGCGACATTTGCTCAAGATGCTCTTGCTAATGCCATTAGGAGAATCTCTGGGCTTCGAATCACGGGTCTTGAAGATCAACTAGCAGCTCTGAGTGATACTGGGGTTAGTGCTAGAACACGTAAGATTGTTCAGACCATTGATGAGATGGCAGAGGCACAGGCCCGATCAGCTGCAGCTTCTCGAATCCAGCAGTTAGAAGAACAGAGAGCTTTGCTGCTATTGGAGCAGCGTATTAGATTCCAGGGTGAGTCTGTCCGTCTTGATCAGCTTAGTGGTAGAACTGCCCTTGTGGCCATTGATGCAAGAATCAATGCTTTACAGAGAGCCGGACAACTAGAGCAGGCTTCTCTTGATGCCATCAATGCAAGAATTCGTGCGGCACGACGTGCGGACCAAGCACAAGATAAGCGAGATCGAGAAGCTCTTAAAGTCTTTGATGAGAGAATTGAAGCCATCCGCAAGGAAGGCGAAGCTCAAGATAAGGTTAATAAGCTACTTGAGATTCAATTCAAACTTGGCCAGAGATCTGCTCGACAGCAGGGCGAAACTATCGGTGATTTCCTCCAGCGACGTGCTCAGGAGACTAGAGCTCTACTTGCACAGCAAGCTCAGCTTAAGCGAGAAGAACAGATTGGTGCAATTGAAGAAGAGAGAGACGCAGTTGCAGCAATCCAAGAAGTTGCCAATGAAAGACGAGAAGCAGCTATTGAAGCAATGGAGCTTGAACAAGAGAGAGTTCAAGCCGCTATTGAAGCTGCTCAAAGACAGCGACAAGCGGAGATTCAGGCGCTTCAAGACCGCCGAGAACAGATTGCACTTCAAGTAGAAATTGAGCAGAATGCTGAAGAAATCAAACGAGCTGAAGCAGAAGAGACTGCTAGGCTTAGAGCTAAGAAACTACAAGAAGATCTGAAAGCTTCTCAAGAGAGAGATCGGCAGGAAACTGAGTCACGACGACAGGCTCTTGAAGCGCAGATTAAGGCAGAAAGAGAGAAGGCAGATCTGGCTGTCTTCTATGCAGATAAAGCTAATACGGAAATCCTTAGAGCATCACTATTAGGTGCAAGAACCTACGGTGATGCCATCGGCTTGATTGGTCAGCTTGCTGGAGCTAAGAGGGCATTAGCGGAGCTACAAGCCTATGCTACAGCAACAGGATTACCACAAGAATTCATTAACGATTTCCTAGATCCTTTGCGTTCTACTATTTCACAGACTGAATCTAAGATTGAGAATCTTATCGCAAGAGCTCAAGGCGGTAGAGTACTTGAGAGATTCCAGTCTGGCGGTATCATTGACTTGAACAATGCTAGAACCCCGTTCGGGAGTAACATCCACTTCGGAGAAGGTGGTGGAGAACTGGGCGTAATCCTTGGAAATAAGGTTAGTGAAGCTATCAAGCGCGATCGACGTGGCCCTGCTGGGAATCAGACGTTCATCATCAATAGGTCTGATGATCCTTATGCTGACAAGCAGCGCTTCGGTCGTAAGGTCCGAGAGGTTATGTCGGAGGCTCTAGGATGAACCCTACGGCACTCATTGTCCTCTCACATGCAACCTATACTGGACCATCTGGCTCCACGGCGGCAGCTACATATTCTTTCCTTACTGATGGTTATCAGCCGCCTGCTGAGCCCAGACATATCCAGTACGATGTAGTCCACAATCAGAATGGCAAGTTCAAATGGATCTATGACAATGGCCCTGGGTTCAAACGATGGCCATCATTCATGATTCGTTGTAGAGATGCTTTTGATGGATTAGTCGAAGTAAATGCAGCGGTACAACTACAACGACTCAAAGAGATGTGGAATCACAAGGGGCTGCTAATTATGCAGGCTCCAGAGGGTATCTACAATGTTCACTGGGCTCCCGATCCAGTTGAGCAGAGCTTTATTATCTTCCCGAGTGAAGTAGTAGACCCTGTGGAAATTGACGTTCAAGTCCAGTTCGAGGAAGGGTAATGGCCGGTAATACAAACTTCCCAACCGCACTGGACGATGATACTTCACTCCATGATGTATCTGATGGAGTAAGTACTCTACAGGCGGCACACCACAATAACACCAAAGAAGCTATCAAAGCTATTGAAGCTAAGATTGGTATTAGAAATACTGCAGCTCCTACTTCACTAGACTATAGATTAGGACATCCTACAGCTGGCCATGTTCATGATGGGGCTTCTGGTCAAGGAGCGCCAATCAATCCCTCCAATATCACCATGCCACAGGGCGGACAACTCTATGATTATGAGAGATGGACTGCTCAGATTATTCGACCAGGTTCTGCATTAGTTGGTTCTAATCTAGCTGCACCAATTGCAATCGGTAGAACTGGTAAGATTGAAAATATCTCTGCAGTACTTAGGCGAGGTCCGTCTGGAGCAACTGCAGCTTTCAAAGTATTGGTAGGTCCTACTAATGTGTGGGGCGCTTCAGTGGGGCTCGGAGTTAGGTTTGCTCCTGGGGCGACTAGATATGGTCAACCTTCTTCAAACTTAGTAACCTATCCATCAGGTGCTATCATTACTCTTGATATAGAAGCTGTAGGTAGCAGTACTCCCGGTGAAGATCTTTCTGTTGTATTTGTATTCAGGGATTAAGAATGGCACTGACCATATATGGTGATGGAACTGAATATGGTGATGCAGATGGTGACTATGGGAGGATTTCTGGAGCACTCCTAGCGGCACAGCAAGCTCAAGTGAGAGAGACAGCTCTCAAGATTAGACTCATTGATGAGAGGTCTAATCGATGGGAGAACTTTGCCGGAGAAAACTTAGGCGTTCCAGATGTCAGTCATACTGATCCACCTATCTGGGATCAAGGATATTGGGCCTATCGTGGACAGAGCGATGTATGCGTTCTTGATAACGGAACTATCGTCCGTGTCAGAATTAACCCCACTACCCGAGTGGTGGAGTCTCAGGAAATTACCGACCCTACAGTAGCCTCTCAGTGGGAATCTTGGAATACCTACAACGGTGACACCAACTATGCTGTAGCCGTAGCTCCAGACACTGCGAGTACTTATGCAATCTATCATGCTAAAGCTAGTGGAGTCTTCAAGAACAACTCATTGGTGTGGTCCAAAGCAGGTGTTATGAAGCTTGCTTGTCACAAAGAATCTAATGGTCAACAACTTAAAGATGCTTTGTGGATCAGTGTAGTTGAAGAGGGTGTATTCATCCAAGGACCTTCTCCAGAGATATCTGGACCACAGACCAGGCAACTTCAAGTATGGTTCACCGATGATATTACAACTACTACTCCAATAGAAGCTACTTGGAACTTTTATTGGCAGAGGAACTCGGCAATTAGCATTGATAGAGATGATAGTCAAGTAATCAGGATTGTCAGTTATCCTTTGTACTCTCCAATAGATTCTGTATCTACTGGAGAATCTATCACTACAATACTCCGTCCATTTACTCAAGATGATCTAGTAGATTACACCCCACAACGCCTAGTTCGTGGATTATCCGGTGGAGTCGGTCACAACGTGATCCAGTGGCCGGTGATCACTAGACTGTCAGATGGATTCTTCTACCTGTTCTATAGTGAATTGCATACTGATGAAGAATTTGCGAGTACCACTAATCTAAGAGTTGCTCTTGTCTGGCAGAGATCTAAGGACGGGCTAGTTTGGAGTGAGCCGGTTCATACAAGCTTTGGTGGTGGAGTAGGGTTCGCTGGAGTAGTTGAATCTGGCTCTTTTGTCTATGCTTGTGGGAACGGCGGGGTTTGGCGCCGTCCCAATACTTCTGTGGAATATGATATAACTAACTATGTTCCACAGGTTAGTTGGGATCTGCCAAGAGATAATCAGACCGGTTCTGGTCATGCAGTTGTTGCTAATCCAGGCGGCGTCAATGATGAGATAATTGATCTGAACGATAGAAGGTTAATCATTGAACCTGGAATTAAGACAGGATCAGACTACGAATATGCTCAGTTGGGTGATTTCTGGAGCAAACGCGTCACTGGATCTATTACAAAAGAGGCTCAGCGTATTAGTATCGAATTTGGGGATATCTGGGCACGACTAGAGAACCCAATGAGGGATGTGTTTAACTTCATTGGCAAAACTGTATTCCAAGACTGGAAGCCCGGTAAAACCAATGAAGCTTTTAACTACTACTTCCCGAGAGGTGAACCAGAAAAAGTTAGTGATACTACTCTTCAGGTAACTGGCAGTGGATCAGCTTTATGGACAGGCTGGAAGGGGTATAATCCATTCTTCCATATTAGTTTCGGTGGTGGCGCAATAGATATCTTCTTCCGTTGGCAAGATGAAGATAACTATATTAAGCTGTCTTACAATGGAACTAACCAAGTTCTTGTTTATCAAGCAATTGATGGAGTCGAAGAACAGATTGCATCTGAAACTGGTTTCCCAACAATTAGTAGAATTGGTGTAAGAGTTCTATGGACTAAGTTTGAACTTTATGCTAACAATGTCCTAGTGAATGAATATGCTCCAACCGTTTGGCAAACTGATCCTACCAAGATCCATAAACCAGGATATGTAGGAATCGGTAAATCTACAACATTTGCCTTTAACAACTTCGTATTTGAAGATCTTGAGTATGACTATAGTAGTGAGGATCTCGTAAGGCAAGCACTAGCTCTTGGTGATTATCATGATGCTATTGTTGGTGGAGCTATTGCTCGACAATATGCCTTGCTCTGGGGTCCTCAAACTGACTTGCCAACTGCTGCTGACTCTCTCCGTCAATTGATTGAAGCTGAAAAGCTTGAACTAATGTGGAGGGATGGATTTATTCACGTTGGAAAGTTCAAAGATACCATTCCTACTAGGACTCTAGAAGATGAGATCATTTCCACCGAAGAAGTGGGTGAAGCAAACCGCCGTATTAACTTAGCTTCAATAGATGGAAATGAAGATACTTGGTTTGAGATTGATGGACCAGATGCTAGGGCTAGAGATAGAATGATCCAGTCCTACTTCGATCTCCCAGAGTTACTTACTCAAGATGATGTTGCTGAACGAGCAAGAGAAGAGATTCGTCGCGGTAAACTTGGTCAATCTCCAGGTGGACCCATCCCACTGCTGCTAGATCTATGGCGCATGGACCCAATCACCTGGATTGATGCCAATGGAGTTTCCAAAGACGTGAGAGTTGAAGGCATCTCTGTGGAAATTAACCAGAGTACTCAGCCAAGGCAACTCTCTACTATTGATACGAGCTTGTTGGAATGAGAACTACACTACAGCGCCGAGTTAAAGAACTTAGTAAACAAGAGAACCGTCCTAGAGCATTCCGTGGTAGATTGGCAGAAGAATACGATGGAATCGGTCAATATGTTTTAGTTTCTTTGTCTAGTGGTTCTGTGTCATCTGCGTATAAAGCTCGTATTGCTTCCGGAGATTTTGGGACAAACCAGAAGATTCCGAATGGTAGTCTAGTCACGGTAATCTCATATCGCGGGCAACTTGAGATCATCTCATTGGGTGCTAAATGAGCCCTCGCCAAGAATTACTTCATGAGAGTAGATTACCAGCTAGATTGTTCCGTGGTAGACTGGCTGAAGAGTACGATGGAATTGGTCAATACGTTTTAGTTAGTTTAGCCAGGTCTTCTACTGCTTCTGCTTATAAAGCACGTGTGGCCACAGGTGACTTTGGTGGTGGGAGGAAGTTCCCAGCCGGTACTCCGATTACTGTAATCTCCTATCGCGGTCAATTAGAAGTTCTTTTGGGCAATCATCCTCGGATTCTGTGTATTGATGAATTTGATCGGATTGTTGGAGCTACTCCATTAAGTTGTATTGATACCTTCACGCGCAGCTCGACGGATGGTTGGGGAACTAGTGAGATTCTTAGTTACCCTTGGACTCTGTTGGGTGGAGGTTCCACGAGTCCGTGGAGTGTTGATGGTTCGGTAGCAAAGTTTGTTAGCGATGGGTCATCACCAAAGTTCATGCAATTGACACTGACTGATGCTGTTCAGCCAGTAGAAATCAGATTCTCAATGACCAACACGTGGGGAAGAACGGGTGGTTCTAACGGAAGTGTACAGTTCGGTGGCTCTATTCTCACGTTTCTCAAGTTTGGTGGTGGTTCTCCAAGTCAGGGCGTACAGATCATTGCACAAGGGTCAACTCCTGCTGTAGATGTACCACTTGGGACGAACTACGAAATCCGTATTCGTAATTCAGCGAGTCGAGTTCAAGTTAAAGCTTGGAATACTGAAGACTCAGAACCAGCTGCGTGGTCATTTGATGATACTGATGTAGGAAATGTGCTGACACCGATTCAGTTTAATGGTGTTGCAGGAACTACCGAGGTTGCATATTCGGTTGACAACATCGAGGTGACCGAAGGCTTGGATTGTGGTAGCTCTGGTGGTGGGTGGGGTACTGGCCCACTTGGTGAGTGGATTCCGTGGTATAGTGAAGAACCTGGACAAGAGAATGAGTGGAGTACAGATGGTAGTAGTGGAGTTGCTACTAACAATAATGCAGATCCACTTGACCAAACTCGTCCGTATCACCGAGGACTCGCACTTCCAACTCCCTTACCCGTTGATATTGAGGTGGAGGTTGACTTCGCACGCATCCATGGAGGATCTCCACCAAAAACACTGAATATAGAACTCTATGTGGAGTCTTCTCTATCTCCTTCAGCAACTCGCAGTTTTGGTGGGATATATTTCAACGATAACTCGGGGAGTGATACTTGGCAATATGATGTTCGTATTCCTGGGCAACCTAGAGTTTTCGGTACCATCACTGCTTGGACGGGACTCGGACCAAGACCAGTACGTATTAGATTAAGAGCTGATGCTGAGGGTTCACACCTTAAAGCATGGCATCCGCCTGATGATGAACCGGAATCATGGACTGCGGAGAAACTAGGAGCTCAGTCTTTTACTGTAGCTGGTGTTTTCTTCGGCTGGGCGTTCGATACATATTTCTACTCAATGAAACTTAACTACTTCAAAATTCGAGAACCTTGTCGTTAAGAGTCTATGGTAGTTTGAAAGGAGAAGATTGCTAAGTACTTCAGAGATCCTCGGAATTCTTGGTGCCCTTTCCACCGTTATTACTGCGGCATTCGGTTTCTTCTACTTCAGACAGAAGGTTATTCAAGAAGCTCAGAAGTATTTAGACCATTTGAAAACAGAAACTATAGAAACTCAACGAAGAGTCATTACTAATTTAAGAACTGATCTGAGAATAGCGACAACAGAAATGGAAATTGATGAACGAGAGCACAAGCAATGTCAGAAGGCCCTCAGGGTTGCTGAAGCGGCTGTCAATGCCTATCAGAACGCTATCGGAAGCGTCTGGAAAGATGTCTATGGTAATGATTGGGAAGAAGCGACTCTCTCCGGGAGCAGAACAAGCTCTACTGTGGATAAAGGATAATCCTAAAGCTAGTGAGGAAGAACTGCGAGAAATCTTGCAAGTAATGGAACAAAATGTTGCTTACTCTTTGGGATCTAGAATCATTGGTCGTTTGAAGGGTTCAGAACACTATCATTATAACTTCAGAGGAAGTGATCCTAATCAAATAGTACTTACTAGAGGAGCTGTTGTAAAAATCATTGAAACTGAAACTGGTGCCACAGTTAAAGATGCATAGTATAGGCTTCGGATTCCGCCTACTTGTTACGGTTTTCGCGGCAATATTAATCTCTAATTTTATCCTTAATTGGATGTTCAATCCATGCCAACAGTTTTATTAGGAGACTTTGATGTTTAAGGATCCACGAGGGCAAACCCTTGTTGAGTATGGCCTGCTGCTGGCGCTCATTGCCGTGGTCGTTATCGCTGCTCTCATCTTCCTTGGACCGATCGTGTCTGGCCTTTTCGACAACATCGGCGAGACGATTCAGAACGCGCCGCCATCGCCGTAAGTGTGGAAACTATGGATGAGCAAGGATATAAGGATCATATTACTGCATTAGAAGCTCGGCGCGACGCTCTTGAGAAAGAGGTTGACGCTCTAGAGGAGGTGGTACGTGGACTAGAAGCGGAAGGTCTGAAGCCTCTAGTTGACCGGCTGCGAACACAAATCTCATCCATTAGGGCGCTGGTGGTGGCCATGGCCACGGCCATCGATGAACTGCTGGAGACTTCGAATGGTAAGCCCGTACCTGCCAAGTAGGGGACAGGCGATGGTAGAGTTCGCCTTAGTGTTGTCTCTCATGCTGTTCGTAATCCTAGGTGGTGCTGCAATTGGACAGGTCATCTTTAATCGCAGTGGTATGCAACATGCTGTCCAGCAAACTGCCATTGCAGTTGCTCAAGAGAATGGTTGCTTAGGTGTTAGAAATAGAACTGCCCAATTCCTTGGATACATTCCGGATGAAGTAGAATGTAGTCTGGTTGATGGAGTAATCGAAATAGTGATTACCCACAGATTTAAAGTACTTCTTCCAATAGTACCGGAGCAGATTAAAGTTAGTGCTGGTGCATTTATGATGACTAGTCCACTGCCCAGTCCTAGTCCAGAAGGTATTTAGATGGTAGTTAATGTCTGGTCTGAGCGTGATGCTTTCCCACGCTGGGACGACTGCACTGAATCGTCATACCTAATGACGTTGCTGTATGGAGGCTTCTCTGCTTTCCCGCTGGGCGCCTATACCATTGAGGAAAGAGAAGCATTAGATTCAGCTGGTGGGCCAGATCCTGTGGCTGGCGGCTCAACCTTTCCGATCATTGATCGTGGCAGCTTCGCTCGCTATGGGTTAAAGTTGCGGCGCATCGCTGATGGATCCAGAACTGGGCTTGAGAAGGCATTGTCCACCCCAGGTAGAGCTCTGGCGATGGCTGGCTCGTACAAATCTCTGCCAATTAATCATCCGCTGCGTAAGTGGCAGCCATCATTTGAGGGTGGTCATGCCGTCTGTGTTATCCCGCTCGGTGCTGGCCGCATTCGATGGCTCGATCCACTAGCACCTATGGGTTATGGCGGCGACGAAACTAATGTAGTTACGGCACTCACCTTCGCCTGGATACCTAGCGATGCTCGTGAAGCACTAGCAGGTGAGTTTACTACAGTAGAGGATCAGCGCGTGAACATCGTCAAGGACATCGTTCGCTTTGAAGCGCCACGGCACTGGAAAGCCAAGAAGACGGCTATCATCAACGGCTATGATGGTACGAGCAAGACAGCCAAAGTGAGCCGCGAGATAGCCACTGGCTCAGGTGCTGAGGCTACAGCACTAGTTGAGATCAATGGCGACAACATCCCTCTTCAGAAGGACGGCTCTCCATATCGTTACGTTGAAACTATCAATGGGGTGTTCGCCGGGTTGTACGTGCCGCATCATGCTGTGGAGATTGACGAGTCGCCGGCTCAGAGTGACTGTACAGCGGAGAAGCAACAAGCCGCTAACGCTGAACGCTTGCGCTGGCAGGCGATTGCGGCTTGGCGAGCTGCCGCACCACCACTACCAGAATAGGAGAAAATGAATGATTCTTGGACGCTCAACGGTTCAGTGGACTGCTCTTATCGTCGCTGCAGCTGGACTAGTTCAAGTAATGACCGTAACATTAACTGAATTGGATCCAACTGTGGTAGCCACGATTCTTGGTGCTGCAACTTCATTCTTATCGGTGTTCATTGCCTTCTTAGCTAACACAAGAACTACACCGATTAATGATCCGGTCCTATCAGCTGGTACCAGTGTCAGCGTGAAGGGCAGCGAGGATAAAGTCGTCATCCAACCGTCACCGCCCGGACCAACTGGGATCGAGGGCAGTGGAGATTAATCCCGGTTAATCCTTGGGTCCTCCGCCTGAGGATCCGGGCACGCTCTGGAGGAGCTCCAGCGCTTCTTCAACAGAGTGGACAACGCCTGCTATGCCGCCAGCTTGGCGTATCTGCTCGAGCGTGAAGGCTTGGAGTGGAGTGGCTCGTCTTCCGGGCCGCTTCACTTCCAAGCCCACGAAGTAACCTTGATAACAACATATGATATCTGGTAGACCACGACGCTGATCAGCAGCTCCGTGAGTCTTATACTGAAATGCTCCCATTGCCTTGAGTTTCCTCTGAATCTTCTTGGTAATGGGAGCTTCGAGTGTTCCTGAGGCCATAGTCAACAATCCTTACTAATTATGGCCTAGTCCCTTGTCGGGACCATATACCTAAGATTACTCACGGGCCGTCCAGTAGCCTCATGATGGTGGTCGTGATGGCCGGTCGGACTGGCCAGACCACCACGACCATTCATTGAACCAGCTGATTCAGATGTCTTCGTCGTCAACTAGCTCGAGCTCTTCATCTTCGTCTTCATCTTCATCAGTTTCCTCTTCCTCCTCTTCATCTTCATCGTCTGAAGTTACAGCCTCTTCAGCATCTTCTTCATCTTCGTCTTCTGAGGCAAGAGCCTCATAGTCCTTAGCCGAGAAGTAATCCACAGCCTTAGACTTGGTCTTACCCTCGTATTCATCATCAGCTACGGTCATGGCAACTTTCTTATTAGGGAGTTTTTCGAAAGGTACCATGATCGCCTTAGACGGGATCTTAAATCCAAGGGCCTCCAGGAAATTCCTCAAACGCCACAGAGAGGTTTTGCCCAGATTGAAGATTTCATCCCACTTCCCTTCAGTTGGCCCTTGTTCAATCTCATAGTAGATCTTCAAGAACTTATTAGAATCATCATCCTTCTTATGGTCTACCTCCCAGTCAGTAATCTTCATGAGGTAGTCACCTTCAGGGATTCGACGTGCTCGTTTCTTTCCCTCGACTCCGGTGAAGTCAATCTGCATCTTACGAGGCTTCTGAGCAGTCTTTGTCTTCTTACTCTTCTTAACCGCCAACTTGATTCTCCTTCTGTGGAATCATCAGGTCGATGAAATAGCCTAGTGTTGGGTTACGAACTACCCTAGGCGGTTGAACCTTGGCATCCTTGTCCAGTCGAATACCACTGACATACTTAGGATCAGGACCGATAAGTAACCTCCGTTCTGAGATCCTTCTTGTCTTCCCTGACTTCTTACTTTTGACTTCTACTTCACGGGTAAAGAGCCTCCCAATAAGATGTACTGCTCCAATAAGTGCCTCGCGCGGGGCTGGTGAGAGAGAAGGAACAACTTCAGTAAAGACGGCATCAGTTTCTTCGTCCTCCACTGTGGTAGTTCTCTCATGGGCGGTAAAGACTACATGCATTGGAAGATTTCTGAAGTCAACAATTCTTAACTTCATAAGCTCTCCAAGCTTGCCCCATGCCCGCTTGTCTGGGATCATTGGTTCTCGGTTGGCATCTCGGCTTTCTAGATCGCCAAGCACCCACTTCATGCAGATAGATGCCATGCTGGTGACGGTATCAAGTACCACAACTTTGTAGTCGTGCTTACCTGATCTCAGATACCAATAGATCCAGTCGAGTTCATCCCAGTACTCAACTGTATATACATCTACATTAGGTTGTTTGTTTACTGCAATCTGCCCTTCTTCATTGAAATCAATGATCAATGTTTTGAGGCCAATTGCTCCACCTGATGCTCCAAAGGTTGTCTTGCCCATCTTCCCACGAGCGTAGATAAGACCTTTGAAGAAATATCTACCAGCTTTAACTGAATGGATTCGTTTGGCTGCCTTAGCTGCACTTGCTTCTTGCCTGGCAGAAGCCTTAACTCGTTTCTTGGCGTTAGCCTTCAGTTGGGTCGCCACTATCTTTCTTCTCTCTAATCGTGAACATAGTTTTCTTTAGATGCTCCATATTCATTCCATTAAGTTCTCCACGACAGATATCCAGATACTCACACATCGTGGAACAGTCTTTGGTGATATTGCGAACATGGTGCTTCCTCTTACGAGACTTATAGATCTCTTGGGCAGTACGAACGAAGTCTTTAATGATTGTCTTCGTTACTTGCGGTTCGCGAGGTAGACGGTATCGCTTGAGAAAGGGAGATTTTCTTCGGAGAGGCTGTAGAAAATCACTAAAGTCTGCTGGATCAAATCCATTAGCTTTGAGGAACCTTAATGCGGTCGGGTAGTCTGTATTAATCTTCCGTCTGGAAAATTGCTTAGTTTTAGCAGTAAGTTGAGGTATAGTAGGCGGCTTAGATTTAATATAATCATAGATGATTCCAGAGACTTCTATACCAATGCTTGGATCGAGTTTTGCTCCCACAGGGTAGATCATAAGTTGTGGATCCATGGCATGGAAGGCACCTGGATCTGGAATTGTACCAGTTGACTTGGTATCTACAACCCAGTAGGTTTCTTCTTCTTCGTCTTCAACGATGAAATCGATGATTCCATTCGCCATAACAATGATTGCGCGATTACCATCTGTAAACCTACCAATTTCAATCTCAAACTCTTTCTCGGCAGCAACCACCTTCCAACCGTCGTGTCTGTAATACCAGATATAGGACTTGATAATACTGGCAGCTTGCTCAGGAAGTGGAGTCCATCCACCCTTCTTCTTTCGGCCACGGCTGAGTGCCTCTTTCTCCTCATCAAAGAGCTTCTCGTATTCAGCTACATATTCTCTGTGGCCAATCTTCCAGTCACCCTCTTTGTGGTATGTCTCAAGAGCTCGGTGTATCCAGCTACCTAGGTGAGGAGCACGTTTCTTCATCTTGGGCTGCAAGTGTTCTCTGTACTTGTAAGCCCACTTCTTCTCACATCGTTGTCTGGTCTTCACTTGCGACCAGCTTACAGAAAGGACCTCCTCCGTCATTCTGGTCATACCTCTATATTAAAATATCCCAGTGCCTTTGTCAAGGTTCCTATTCTCCCCAATGGTCTGATACACTTACTTCAACTTGAATAGGAACAGTAGGCTGCCACCCAAAATACCTCTTGAGAGGTAGATTCTCCATCGTCTCTTTTATGATCTTAGTTGCCTCGGCAGTGTAATTATCGTCGATTTCAAAGAGGATGGAATCGTGAACATTGCCAATGACTCGTCCACGATTACCATCCAGTCGTTCATGAAGTAGGACCATCGAAAGAACAGTAAGATCGGAGGCGAGCCCTTGAACCGGTGAGTTGATGGCTTCTCGTTCCGCCGCAGCTTGTAAACCTTCGTCTGATGATTCAATAGAAGGAAGATGTCTAACTCGGCCAATCGGTGAGACAACGTGTCCGAGATTTCTAACGATTCTCCTCTGTCGGTCGTGCCAAGGTAGAAGACCTCGATATTGACTGAAGAAGGCTTTTCGGTAATCTGCGGCCTCACTTTCTGTAACTTTCACACCATATTTCTCATCAGCATATACTCGGAATTTTCTAGAACCCATCCCATAAAGGAAACCAAAGTTTACTGCTTTGGCCATCTTTCGTTCTTCTTTGGTAATTCTCTCAGGTGCTTTTCCCGTAACTGTAGCTGCTGTTTCGAGATGAGGATCTCCCCCTGACCTGAAGGCTTTAATGAGGGACGGGTCACGGGAGAACATGGCGGCAATTCGTAGCTCGATTTGTGAGAAGTCAGCCTCCACAAAGCGACGTTCTTGGCGACTCTCACCTTTTCTCCGCTTATTAGAGTTTGTCGATATGCCGATGATACTTCGAATGAGAATGTTACGTGGCACCTGTTGCATGTCAGATGAAAGACGCCCAGTAACCGTTCCGGATATATTGTAGGAAGTGTAAATACGTGCTCGGCCAGCACTTCGAATTCTAGCCAACCAATTCCTTGTATAGGTCGACTCATACTTCATCCACTTTCTGAGTTCCATAAGTAACCCTACTGATGGATGTTTATCTCTCAACTTTAAAAGAACTGCTTCTTTAGTTGATGGCTTATTAGCTTTAGGAGTGTATTCTAGGATAGGTAGTTCTAGATATTCAAAGAAGTACCAAGTCAAGAAGGATGAAGCTCTAAAATTGTAGACAGGTGGTCTATCTTTCTTATCAATGAATCTTAGAAGTTTTCTCTCCGTAATTGCAATCTTCTTAATGATGTTATCATTTCTTTTCTTCAATCTTCCTACATCCACAGGAAATCCATATGATTCAATTTCTGTGAATGCATTGCACGCGGGCATTACCAGGAGCTTGAAGAGTCTGAGTAGGCGCGGTCTTTTCTTGAGCTCTTCTCTAAAATTATGATAGAGTCGAAAGGTGTAGTCAGTATCCTTCCCGTTGTAGATTGCCAAATCACCCAGTTGGTGTGGAGTGTCGAATTCAATCTGTCCCTCATATTCGTCGGCACCGAGGAACATACGAGAAAGCGGCTTGAGTCCGAGCGGCCTATTCTCATCAAGGAGATGTGCGGCAAGCATGGTGTCGAACGACGCTTTGAGGAAGACACCTTTTCTTCTCATCCATTTCATATCAAACTTGACGTTATGACCGACCATCCGCTTGCCTTCCAGAGCTACATTAAGAGACTGGTAGACTGTGGTGATCGGGATATCCCACTGTTGTTCTGGGTGCTCAAGAAGAACTACATAGCTGGTGCCCTCTTCCCAAGTAAAAGAACAAGTCAGAATAATACCTTTAGGATGCCAGGAATCAAGCCCGCCTTTTTCGCTAGGTGCCCAAGTTTCTACATCAAAGGCAATAGGAGTTGTAACCCCTTCCAACTTTTTGAGGAATATTCGAAGACTCTTTGCTGATCTAACTGCAAACACCTGAGTCTTAGGTCGCTCATCAAGACCAGAAACAGCCCTTGCCAGTAGTTGGAGATCTGCTTTGAAGAGCGGCTCCCAGCCCGGATTCCTGAGGATAGCTGCAGGATGTAGAGTTGGGAGTATCTTGTATCCATTGTGCTCCATGATGGCACCGCGTGCCTTCATGATCCCCTTACGGCCGGTGATTGATTCTAATGCAACGTTCCCCAGAGGGACCACAAAGTCAGGTTGTACTGCCTGTAGCTCCAAGTCCAAGTAAGGACGGCAAGCCTTGATCTCTTTCTTTGTGGGTGTTCGGTTCTCTGGAGGTCGACACTTGTTAGCATTCGTAATGAATACGGATGCCCTTGGCAATCCCACCTCTGCCAGTACTGTATCGAGATATCTACCGGCAGCACCGGCGAAAGGTTTAGAAATCTCGTCTTCACGAAACCCTGGTGCTTCACCGACGAGCATGATTCGGCTCGGAACAGGCCCATCTCCCATGAGACATACAGATTGTGCCGACTCATGAAGTGGGCATAGTTCACAATCTTTATTCCTATAAGGCTCCCAGACTTTAAGCCTAGCATCTTCACTAACCATGATCTACTTTCGAGACATCAACAAAGTTGTCTACCTGGATACTGGCGTCTTCTAGTAGTTTTAATCCCGATGGATCACGGTAAGAATGGTGATAGACAACCCTTATGATTCCGGCATTGACAATGAGCTTTGCGCACTCTCGACAGGGAGCAAGGGTTGTATAGAGAACACAGCCTTCAGTTCCAACTCCAGCTCTAGCTGCGAATGCGATGGCGTTAGCTTCGGCGTGGACTGTACGAATACATCCCCCGTGATTTCCAATCTCACACCCAACTTCTGAACAATGGGCTGATCCTGCAGGACTTCCGACATAGCCCGTGCTAACGATTCTTGAATCCTTCGAGATAATAGACCCCACTTGAGATCGTTCACAACTTCCCCGATGAGAAATGACATGGGCTGTCTCCATCAACATATGATCACGAGAGATGCGTGCAGGCACGTCAGAATACTCCAGCCACGTCCTTCTGGTATACATGGAGAGAGCCGATCCAATGGGTAAATCTACCCGCTGGGACTCCAACCTTTTCCGCCATGTATCTTTGAAGCTTATGTGAGAGGTATTGGTCATTCTCAAAATGTATTGCAAAGTCCGCTGATCGTTCCATGTAGGTCATATGAAGTTGTCCGCCGCGTTTAACAAACCAGTAACCTAGAGAACATGGAACTCTTTTCTTACCTAAGCGTTCACTATCGAGTGCAGGATCCCAAACCGATAGGAATAACTGTCGAGACTCTGGATGCCGTACAAGCTCATCAATGACATCTTCCAACCCATATGCATATCTCTCCCCGTATGAATAGGCAAATCCACGATCATGGAACTCTTTCCACACGTCGGGCCGCAATTCCCATGCTTTCCCAGCTGATGGTCCGACAAAAGATACTCGCTCAAGAAATTCAGCATCGGCCCAAGGTTGTATGGGAGATAGATCCTCGAGTCTCGGCTCCAGTACCATGTAGTCGTAGTTAATGAGCTCTCTGGTTCCGTACTTGGGATCTTGAGCGATATCTTTGTCCTGCATGGTCTGTGGATGTACATAGGTTCCAAGCTCAGCAAGATCTCGCTTAATCTCATTGTTCGCCTGCTTAAAATCAGAGAAGGATCTCATCCTCTTCTGTCTCCATCTCTTCTTCTGTGACTCCATCACCATTGCGTTCTGATAGAATGTATTGACTTGCTTCTCTAGCTGAACGCTTTGGAATGACCAGACTGTGGGCGTGCCATCCTCTTAGAGTTAGACCATCCACAGGAAGTGACTTCAATGTGCCAGCCCGTAGTTTATCTAACTTCTGACGGTATCTTCTAGCAGCTCTCCATCTAATCTCATCTTCTGGTTTATTCATGTAATCAATATAGTATTGGATAGAGTCGGCGATGCGATCTTTACGAGCTAGATACTTCTTAATTTTGCCAGTGCCTTCTAGATAGTGTCTAACCTCTACCATCTTGATAAGAAAATTCTCACAGTGAACATTTACTGCTATCGATTCTTGTGGTATTCCGAGTCTTGTAGCCAGTTGCTTAGCCACGAAATGAGTGAGAGCGTAGTCTGCGATTCCGGCAAATCCGAGGCTTTGGGCTCTGGTGTAAAGTGATAGAACCGGTTTGGGCTTTCTACGGAAGGAGTATCCAAGGAGGCAGTTGCCCCACTGATGGACCGCCTTCTTACCCGTGAAGTTCGGCGGTACAATTTTGAAAGTCCAGAGCGCATCGTAAGTTTTAACATTTGGTGCATTGTTCACCCAAGCCATCAATGATGGAATATCTACATATTGTCCAGTAAACTTGGACCACTTTGTGATCGTGAGACCGAGAGGATTCCCAAGATCAAAATCAAAGACAGCAGACTCAGCTCGAAGAAGATTACTAAAGGAATGTATGATATTGCGTTGATAGAAATCAATAAAACCGGGCTTATCATCAAGCAAGCCGAAGTAAGCATACTCCCAAGCTTTACGAAGATCAGGAAGTGTGGCATTAATCACCTAACCCTTCCTCCAGATTCTGCCTGGCTCTGACGACGGATATCTGCAGCTTGCAGAGAGTGCTCTACTAGTTCAACAAACTCAGTTTTCTTCACAATTCCTAAGTGCATTAAGATAGTTACACAAGCTGCTACTTCTGCATGCATAACTGATACTTCACCATACCGTCTTATGAGTTGATCTCTTTTATTACCCTCTCCATAGGCATTTTTAGAAGCTGGCATCGGTACGTAGATGTGCCCCTTGGGCCGCGTCGGCCCGCCCCCGCTGTTGCCAAAATCTGGCATTAGTAGTTGCTCTCCTGTCTAAACAAGTTTACCTCAGATTTCTTAAAGTAAAGTCTATAGAATCCTTCGGCAGTTAATCCTGAGAGTTGACAGAATCTGACAAAGAAGTGGATGGCATCTGAGATTTCTTCGTAGTAGTGATCTCGGTCAGTGAGGACTGGAGTTGATTTCCATGGTTTGTTCTTGAGACAATTTGTTGCTTCCGAGATCTCCTCAATAAAACGGTAAGTAGCGTCTTTGAGGTACCGTTGGAAAGCGTAATCGTCGAGATCTCTACTAACTGGAGGTGGGAATCCGTTCTTAGTCTCGATCTCTTTGTAACGATCCTCAAGTTCTGCTTGTCGGTCAAAGATGTTTTGGAGCCAATCTCCATCTTCTGGAGCCTCAGTCTCGACGTCGTTAATATTCATTCGTAGATGTAACCTGTTAGTCGTCGAATGAGTTTAACCAGTTCCATTGGCTGGGTCCAGTCGTACCTAGCGAATCTACTATTCATAACTCCTGCTTCATCGATCATCACCTGATCATATGCTGTCAGTAGTTCATTGAAGTGTTCTTTAACCCCTTTCATTTGTTCAACTTTATGGATATCCTGGGCGATCGTCTTTACGGGCGGGCGACAATAGATTAAGAAGGCCCGGTGACGGAGAAACTCTCTTACATAAGATTCTGTTCCTCTGTCCATCACTACTCGTTTGCGAAGAACTGGTCCATATACAAGTTCTGGATAAAAGAAACGATCATGAACTACGATCTTCCCCACAGGGTTATAGGCTAGCTTTTCCATCCACCACTGTGGCATTGGAGCCTTCTCACCAATAACTCTATTATATCCGGGAACATAGTCTCCTTGTTCTCCAAGATATTCCATTAACTGTTTGACGAGAGTGCTCTTGCCAGAACCGTCCATCCCTTCAACAACAATTCTAGCATAATCTCGAATTTTCACTGGTACCTCTATTATAATGCCGTCAGTTTTCTTTGTCAAGGGTCTATAGAGCTTACTGAGGTCGGAGTATTTTCGGATCATGTATAATAGCTTCAGCGATATTCCCCTTCTCCTTTAGAATCTGCAAAGTCAGGGTGTCGATAGTTCTAGGAACGACAAGGTGATAGTAGGTAACCTTGGAAGTCTGACCGATACGATGAAGTCTATCCTGTGCTTGGACGTAGTTCGCATAGGAGTAATCCAAACTATAAAAGATAGCAACACTTGCTGGTGTAAGACTAATCCCAAGTGAGCCCGCCTGAATCTGCGCGATGAATATCTTTTCGTTCTTATCTTCATGGAATCTCTCAATTAAACTGTCGCGTTTGTTATGGGCGACACTTCCCGACAGTATTAGAGGCTGTCGTTTGAACTGCTTGATGATGGCTTCTTCGAGACGTGCGATATCTTTACGGAATCTGACAAAAATGACAACCTTTTGATCCGCCTCCAGTATATCTTCCAGAAGATCCGTGCAAGCCTTAAGCTTGGCATTATCGAATACCCTGATTGTACCCGATACATCAGTGATAAAGCCAGAAGTGATTTGGGAAAGTCGGAGGATTTTCGTGAGAACAATCGCGGCAGTCGCATGAGTCTCCTCAATCTCAATGATCATCTTCTTGGCCATCTTCCGGTAATGGTCCATAGCTTTCTGTCCTAAGACCACAGGGACAGTAACCGACACTTTTGCCGGAAGGTCGATTGCCTTCTCTTTTTTGATGCGAAAAGTGTTCTCTCGAACAGCTGCTACTAACTCCTTCAGATGTTTGTATCCTCTGAGTTGATAGTTACCGAAACCGCCCCAAACTCCAAAGTAGTTTTTGAATCGGTACCAATTACTTCCAAAGATTTGGTCATCGAGAAATCTGAACTCGCCAAAGACGTCAAGAGGCGATTTAGTGATAGGAGTTCCGGTGAGGATAAGTCTTTGTCGAGCTTGGCGACCAATTCGAGCGGCGACCTTCGATTGTTTAGCCCCATTGCTTTTGAGCCTGTGCGCCTCGTCACAAATGACCAGATCAGGTGACCACTTTTCGAGGAGATCTTCAATCGAATTTCTGCTGGCTCCACGCCAGATTCCTTCATAGTTAATTACCAACCAATCTTGTGTGGGCTGAGAGCTACGTATCATAAACTTAATGAGTTTAGCACGTTCTGCTGTAGGTCCTTGTAGTAATCTGACCCTCGCAAAGTAAGGTAGATGTTCTTTGAGTTGCCTGTCCCAAACCCCCATAACTGAGAGTGGACAGATTACAAGGACGCGACGGACATTCAGGTTCTTGTAGCCAATACCAGCCCAGTCGATTGCTACTTTAGTTTTACCGGTACCCATTTCCATGAAGAGTCCGGCTATACCATCAAGCTTAGCAATCTTCTTTAAAGCTCTTAACTGATACTTGTATGGTTTTGTCTTAAAGCTATATCTATACTTCACGGAAGTTCGTTGATTACATCTTCATCAGTAATAGGGCTCTTAGAACAAACCACGTACTTGGGATGTGCTTTATGTTTCAAAACATTTTCCACATCTCCATAGGTTCGTGCACCTTTTTCTCTATATTCAATCCTTTCCAATTCGTTCCAGCAATGCTTGCAATACATCTTCTGCTCGCCATCATCCATCATGAACTCTCCAACCGTGTTAGTTTCCTAATAAGTTCTGATTCAGTTAAATGCTCAATCATCCCATTGTATCTTTTCACCCAATGGTCATTAGTGGAGATTGTACAAACTGGACACCTCATAAAAGCTTCACTAGTATAGCCAGATTTCTTAACAGCAAAGAGCTTAAAATGTCTCCACTTGATACAGTATGGGCACCACATATCACCAGGTCGGCGCTTCAGTTCCTGCTCTTTGGTAGGAGGCCAAGCCTTGTTAGAAGAGACAACATTAGGTTTTAAACCCTGTCTCTTCAAAGATTTAGCAAAGATAATTGCAGTCTTCAGATCATCTGGAAATCTCTTGAATGTTTTTGGACCGTCTTCTTTCTTCCACAAGACTTTCCAGTTTACCGCCACGACCTCCTCCGTTGAAGTGAGTGGTCCGTCACTACTATTATATTACATCACGAAACCTTTGTCAATGCCTAGTTTATCGAGAACCAGAGGCTTGACACCGGCATTCTCGTATAATATAATAGGAATACCGTCAGGACGGAGTTCTGAGAGAGGCTTGGAAGCAACCTCCCACGGATGGGCAGCCTCCGTCCTGACGGGAATTCAACTAGAAAGGTAAGGAAATGGCAGTCGATATCGAAGAACTATTAACTGCAAAGCAAGCCGGTGAAATGATGGCTCTTCCCCATAAAGAGATCATCCGTAGAATTCGTAAGAATGATCTTAAAGCTTCTAAGTTAGGTTGGGTGTATGTTTTAAGACGAAGGGATGTTAAGAAAGCAATGGAAGCAGAATGGTACCAAAGAGTAAGTAAGTCATAGAAGATGAAACTAGCCGAGAACACCAAACGGCTACTGTCGGCAGTATGGGGATCCCGGGAAGGTTTCGTCTTCGTCCCATATAAAGACGCCAAGAGTAAAGAGTGGCACGAAACTCCTGGTATTCACGTTAACGGCAGTTTTCCAAAGATAGACGTACCAGATAGAGCTGACAACTACTTCTGTCCAGTCGTCTTCTCAGAACCACAGAGAAAGAAGGAGTATGCCAAAGCAACCAACCTTCTCTGGGCCGACCTTGATCCGGTCCACCCCGACGATTGTAGAATTCGTCCATCTATTGCATGGGAATCATCTCCAGGAAGATACCAGGCCCTGTGGTTTCTTACAGAGGAGATTAAACCCGATGAAGCTGCATCCTTATCAAAGAGAATTGCTTATGCGGATGGGGCAGATAAGGGTGGATGGGATCTCACGCAGGTCCTCCGTCTTCCTGGAACTAAAAACTTTAAATATCCTTCTTCTCCTGAGGTTAAGATCCTCTGGGCAAAACGTAGTGCGTATTCGCCACACGAGATTAGAAGACTCTATCCGCCAGTTCTCAATGATGAAGAACTTCCTGGAGAGTGGAAAGATGTTCCCAAGATGGAAGTCGACGCTGCCATCAGTGGACTCTCCAAGGGACTTAAGCTCAGAATCCAACGACGAGAAGTAAGTGATAGATCTGTTGAGATCCAAAAACTTGCTCGTGATCTGATAAAGGCTAAAGTCGACGAAGCTATTATCGCGCATATTCTTCAGCGCCTTCCATACAATAAGTTCTCTGGCCGTCGGGACGAGAAGAGGCAACTTCTTAAACAGATAGCTTCTGCCAGAGCCGCGGTCAAGGAACAGCTAGAGCGCAAGAAAGAGCGCAAAGCCCCAAAAGAAGAAATAGAACAGATGGTGGTGAGGGGTTGGAATGACTTCCTCTCACAGCCTACTGTACTTCAATGGTTAGTTGAGGATTCTTGGGTTGATGGAACAGTCGGATTCATATCGGGTCCATCAAAGTCGTACAAAACTTGGATCGCCCTCGATCTTGGGCTTTCAATCTTGTCCGGAAGGCCATTCCTGGACCAGTTTGTTGTCGGAAAAACAGGTCCTGTTATTCTTGTTCAAGAAGAAGATCCCATGCCAATCTTGCAGGAAAGAATACGACTCATCGGAAATCATAAAGGTATGCTTCCGAGTGCCGAGTGGTTTCCTGCAGAGAAACAACTCAAAGTCCATTACCCAGACTATCCACTTCATATCATCAACCTCCAAGGGTTTAGTCTTCAAACTGACGAACGAGTTGACCAACTTAGACGGCTTATCTCACAGGTCAATCCAGCTTTAGTTATTCTTGATCCTCTGGTCGTCATGTTAGGTGGTGTAGATGAGTACCGTGCAACCCAGGTGTCAGATTTGCTCCAAACTGTTAAGTTTTGGAGAGAAGAGTTTGGATGTGCTATTACCGTCGTTCACCATTGGAATAAGGGGAAAGGAGATGACAATGAACGCGGTGGTCAGCATATGTACGGATCCTTTGCATTCCACGCATGGCTGGAATCAGCCCTCCATGTGGCTCCAGTTATTGATGATACCACAGATAGAATTGACACTGTTATCATTGAGCGAGAATTCAAAGCTGCACCGTCTGGTCGTTCACTCCGACTTAAGTTCGATATCGATACAATAAACAAGTTTGCATACCAACCAATCCTAGAAGGTGAGACAGAATCTGGTCATACCCTTGTCCTCCTAGACCTAGTCTTATCTCATCCACAAGGAATGTCCACTCCAGACCTAGTAGAATCAACTGGGTTCAACCGAGCATCTATCGTAGAGATCATGGGACGGTTGGTTAGGAAAGGCAAGATTAGGCGAGAGAAAGGAGGAGGCAGAGGGGTAACTACAACATACTTTCCACCAAAGGAGTAACCTCCAAAACCTTCTTTACCTATTGACAAGAAGATTCGGATGTAATATAATAAACCCATAATGGTCCTGTCCCCTATATATGGACGGGACAAATCAAACCGGAGGAGTTTATGGGAAACCTTGATAAGGTCGCGATTGAGCAAGAAACCTTTCGCGACCTTCTTCGTGAGTTGTGGGCTGACTATAAGTCTGGTGGTACAACTCTTGAAGAAGAAAAAACTCAAGGAGCAATGCAGAGATATGGAGAAGATAGAATTGTCAATTGTTCTGTAATCATTAAAGCTATTACCAATGATGATGACGAAGCAAAATGTTTAAGAGTTGCTGTTGCATTTCTTGACTACTTAGCAACTCTTGGTATGGAGGTTAAGTTTAAAGAATGAATCTCGCAGAATTTCTTGATGAAGTTAGTCCACACCCAAAAGCAGTAGAGCAGTTAAGTTATGATGTAATGATTGGTAGAGCGGATGATTCAGATGGAGATTTGGACGGAATTGAGGAGGTCTACTGGGACCATAATGGAGGAAAGGTGATCATCCGTCCAGTATATGTAGATGAAGACTAAACCAGTAACTAATCTTCGCCCACAACTTGCGAGTCGAGGTGACTGGGAATCCAAAATTAGTGATCCCCTGTGGGTAGGAGAAGAGAAGTTTGATGGGACTAGGTATCTTGCAGCCTTCACCAAACGCGGAGTTCGTATCGTATCTCGAAGAGGCATTGACAAGACGGATCGTTTGCCCAAACTGGTGGCTGAGCTTGAAAGAGCCTGGGCTCCCGATGCCATTGCTACTGGAACGGTTTTGGACGGAGAGATCGTTGCTGGGTCGTTTTCTGAAACAATTAGCCTTGTCAACTCGCTCGGATCACGCGGTATGGACTCCAGTACATCTTACCATTTTATGGTATTCGACATCCTTAGAGAAGGACGATTTTGGTACGATGGACTCAAGTTTCGCGACCGACGACTTCTGCTTGAAAGAGTTCTTAGACATGTACCCGGAGGTGATCGAAGGATTACGACGTTAACCCCACAGTTCAACAGTGACTCGATTGATAATTACCTCCAAGCAATTTGGGCTGCTGGTGGAGAGGGGATCATTTTAAAGAATCTAGATGGGAGGTACGAACAAGGTAAGAGAAGTAGATTATGGATCAAAGTCAAGGCTGTCCAGACTGCGGATGGCGTCATCACCGGGTTCACTCCTGGAGAGGGCAAGTACCAGGATACGATCGGTGCTATCGTCATAGGGCAGTACCGAGCGGACAGATTCGTTCCGAAGATTACGAAAATATCAGGAATGACCGACCAACTTCGTTACGAGATAGGCTCGAACGGATCAGACTACTTAGGGAAGGTGGTAGAATTCGCGTACCAGAACAAGACCGACGAATCGTATAGACATCCACGATTCAAGCGATTCCGTGAAGATAAAACACAAGAAGAATGCATCTGGGAGGAATCATGAGTCATTTCAAACCAAAAGCTCAAGTTTTTGAAGAAGAAGTAAAATGTCCTAGATGTAATCGTATGTATAAGTTTAAAGGACCTTTCGTTTCTCATTTAATGAAAGGACATGGAATGACAAGAGAAGAAGCTCGTGGCTACCTTAAGTAAGTTGATCTCGAGGCTTTTGGAGTTAGAGAAGCAGAGTCCTGACAAGAGGAAAGTCAAAGTTCTTACAGAACTTGGAGAAGAATTTAAGATAGTGAAGGTTCTAGAAGATAAAGAAACTAACTTCATATGGTTGAAAGTAAAGTGATAGACCGAGAAGCCATTCGTGTTGCTATAATGGAAACCGGACTTAGGTACCTTACTCAGAAAGCTGGTGGACTTATTGTAGTATCTAAAGCTGAATATTTGGATAGCATAAATGATGACTACCACTTCCATATGGAAAAGAGAGGTGATGAACTAAGGTTTTACTCGACTCCTGAGAATGAATGTACAATGGATGAAGAAGAGAAAGCACCTTCGATGCCCATCTTTGGACCGCATGGTGGAAGAATTCAATGACCGAGCAACAAATATGTCGACAGCCGGGTTGTAGCTTAGAGTTCGGTCATGAAGGAGAGCACCTCATGACCGAGCAGCAGACCCCGAGCGTAGCGGAGAAGGTGAAGCGCATACGTCGATGGTGGCGGCACCTCTGGAAACGCCCGACGATCAGGGTGACGATTCGGAGCACGACGTGGGACCCGAGCCGAATGGACGAGCACGATGGCATCTGACCGACCCGAAGCCGCCACCCCGAGTACCGCCGCTCCTGCGCTGCGAGAGGCGCTGAAGCAGATGATCGAGGTCAGTACCGAACTGGCGTTAGCTGGAGGGACCCACGGAGAGCGAGGCAAGCCTGATCGAAAGCGGTGGTTCCACGCATCGAAGGCATGGCACACAGCGAAGATCGAAGCAGAGAAGGCTCTCGCCACCACCCCGCAGCCCGAACCGGCAGGGCTGGACGTGCCGAACGTCCTGATCCTGTCGTGGGCGATTGACGAACACGCACAAGCGATGCGCGACGAGCCAGTCCACGACGAGGGTACCTGCTCGGACGACTGCGCGGGAGACATCTGTGCCCGATACGCCCGCCTCCAGCGCAGCAGCGGGGAGGACGGATGAAAGACATAGTTACCTGGCTTGGCTGTGCTGGAGCAATGGCCTTGATTGCGCTCGGCGCGACTATCATCATAATCAGCTTGGTTAACTACCTCGGTGATCCTACCGTCCCTACGCCATGGTAAGGATCTGAGAAGTATGTGGCAGCTGGAGGAGTAATGAGAAAAGTTAAAATCATGAGTTGGGGTTTGCAATTCTCAGACTCTACTATTCTTCACGCATTACCTGATCCTACGGACATAGGTGACCACGGTCCCGCCGTCTGTGGCCACGGCTCCGCCAGAGGGTGGTCAGAGCCTCAGGGAGAGGGTGAGTTTTTCTGGTGTAACCCTTGTGTGACCGAGTTGGAACGTCTATATCAGCAAGGAAGGTTAAATAAAGATACCATTGCAGAACTGAGAGCATTAGACTTAATAACTTAACTTCCATTTGACACGAAGATTCGGATGTATTATAATAGACCATATGGGACTGGTCCAATTAAACTTCCAGCCATAGGAGAAAGGGATGTCACTAGCAACAGACGTTCTAGATTTGCTGAAGTCCTCTGTGGACAGGGGTGGATATATCAAGGGATTGACTAGCGAAGAAATTGCTGGCATGACAGGAACTAGACGACACGACGTAAACAAGATTCTCTATGACTTGCGTGGTCGTGGGGCTGTCAAGTTCACTGAGAAGAAAGGAGGTCGGGATGGTGGGATCATTATCTCTGGTCTGAGGTTGCGAAAGAGAGTACTAACTGAGATGGCTCAGAACGGAGTAGAGCCTAAGGAAACTGGAGTGGATATTTGGGATCAAGGACCTCCACCTCCGGCACCCGTTCAGATGCCAACTGAAGAGGAACTTGCTGAGGGCCTTCCCGCTACCCCCCCCCCCCCGCAACCCCCCCAGGCTCGATACCCAAAGCTAATGGCACTTCTCGATCGAAAGCGATTAGCAGAAGATGCTGCTAAGAATCTCGAAGCTTTAGGGGCGGACACATTGGCGGTGCAGGCTCTCGAGCTGGTGGACGCCCCGCTTACCCCGCTCCAGAAGGAGATCGCTGAGTTCTTCGTTCGACATCACAGTCTAGTGCAACTGGTAGTGAAAGATAATGAGAAGAATGGATAGGATGATTGGTCCACTAATTGCGGCGTTCTTTGGTATAGCATGGTGGACTGTAGTTTGGTATGGAATTGCCCCTGACTGGCATATAGCTGCTAAGTTGGGATTAGCAGTTCTAGGATCAGGAGGAGTGGGACTTGTCTTAGGAAGGTATGTACTATGAACCTAATTGGTTACTACAGGAGTATCTTTGAAGATAATCCGTATGTCCATGAGCTCAGAAAGGAGGATCCCAGTCCTTGTGTCATCTGTGGTGCGGTTGACACCTATAGGACCTTCAACACTCTGTTAGGGCAGGACAATAATCCACTGTGCTTGAATCAAGTCGAATGCCTGAAGAGGGACCAACGTGAGGCACTGGCTAGTACGCCCCGAGCTGATGTGCCGTCAGCATCTAAGCGGTGAGCATCTAGAATGTCATATGTTCCTTGGTTCAATCGAAGGACAAAGGACGCTGAACGGCTATTACTCCAATGGCCTGTTCTTTGGTCCCAAGTTCTTGATGATCCGTCATAAGGAATTGAAGCCATTCATCCTTCACCACAAGACTCGGCTGGTAGTGCCCAAGATATACAGGACGATTAGATCTAGGATTAATGGAGAGGAGATTCTATGGTATCCCGATCGTGCGCCGACTGAAGAACAGATGTGGCTGTCATGGCACACACTGATGAGCCGGTGCAAACGATGTCGGAAAAAGCATTTGAGGGCGAAACGTGAAGGACATCCGTTCCGCTATAGTCTGGATCCTCGCATTCTTCGTCTTGGGTCTGGCGTTAGCAGTAACAACCGAGAAAGTAGAAGCAACTCATGAGCTTGAAGTTTCTTTCCAAGTCAGTGGAATTGGGTCGAGCTACCCATGTACTGCCGGTTGGTGTGACGGAACTCCAACTGTCGCACTCCCTCTTGCACTCGGTGGCAGATATGATGGGACAATTCACGGATATGTTGAGATCTGTGCCGATCGATGCGCAACGATTGCGGTTGTCGATTACTGTCAGTGCTTCTGGGGAACCGCCGACCAACGAGTCGTCGATCTCAACCACGCAGCCTGGCAACTCGTCACCGACCAACCCCTCTCCACAGGGCTCATTCCAGTCACTGTCCGAAGCATCATTCATGGAGATGGGAGAGGCGGCGCTACGCAAGTACCATCCGACCCTAGCGGAGGAGGAACTGGGTCCGGCCTCCCCAACACCGCCATTCAGTAAGCATATGTTTGAAGGTGTCCTGACTGAGAACTGTATCCACTGCAATATGCCACTCTCAGCTACACAACATCCACGCATGTATACGCATGCAGGAATTGTCTTTAACTATGATGAATACGGGAGGAGTCGTTGATCGTGAGATGAATAGATATGTCCTTGGTAGTTGGAATAAAGGTATCTCTAAGCCAGTTGGAATGTTGCATCGGGCCATGAAGGAGGCGTATACGAAGCCTGAACGAATTCTATTGCGGGCGCAGCTTAGGGCACACCGTCGTCTGGAGAAGTACTGTCAGATTGTCAGGATTCATGAGATGCCGTGGGAGGAGTCACGGCGCACCCGCGCATGGCGACTGGTCCGTGAAGCAACACAACTTGTGGTGCGGCTCCGTCACGCCTACCCCGACGCCACGCCCGCCCCGCTCCGGCCGGTGACTAGTTTAAGTTCAAGAAGAAAGTACATGAGTATACCCAGATAGGAGATATGATGGAAAGAATGTGGAAACAGGTACTCAAAGCTAGTAATTCATGGGATAAGAGAATTGGTCTTGGTGAGGATAAACCTAGGGACGCTGAAGGAAAAATTATCTTATATCCTAATGCTAAACTAAGGATTAGAACTGATTATGGAGCAATTGTAGTTCTAGACCAAGGAGGTGAGAAATCATTTAAGAAGCATCTCAGTGTTGAGCGATATAGTCTAGAAGAAAGGAAAGCACTAACTATCTATGGAGATGAATGGAAAGAACCTTCTGATCTATTAGATGGGATTGTAGCAGACTTTAGACATGAACTTGAACTTATGATGAGAGAAGCTATGCCTTGGGATGGAGAATACTAAGATGACTGTTCAGACTAAGAAGTACGTTGCACCACGCGTCTATGTTAAGGATCTCACCCCAAAGAAAGTTCTTGAGAATGCCTTGATCTATATTGACGAGTACGGTTGGATCAAGCACACAGCTGGAAGCAAGAGGATGGGGTTCTGTGCCATTGGTGCTATTGATGAGGCAACTACAGACCTGATCTCAAGCAAGAGTAGATTTGGTAACAGAGTACTGGATGTACTAGAAAAGGTAAATAGACTAGTTGCATCCTGCTTACCAAAATCTGCTCAAGGAAGTATTATTTCTTATAATGATACGCATAGTCGCAGAAAGTCGGATATCCTACAACTCTTCCGATGTGCAATTGAGAAGGCAGAGCAGTGAATGATATTGGACGTTGGTGCCGCAGACAGTATGTAGATAGGGTTGAACAGCAAACTTCATGGCATCTAGTAGAATCTCAGATTGAAGATTCAGTGATTACTAAGTGTGGTCGTCAAATGCAACGTGTTGTTCATTGGAAGTATCCTGGGGTGTTTCACCCACTAGCTAATCACTTGGAGTTTAGGACACCAAAGCCTAACCCTCTTTCTCTAGTGGAGGGTGGGTTGGTCTGCAAGAGGTGCGATAAGTGATCATTCCTGATAGGGTCCTGTGGGTAGATCTTGAGACGAGTGGATCTGAAGAAGATGACCCGGGCGCCGCCCTGCTTGAGCTCGGTATTGTTCATTCTAGTGGACCTCCAGACTTCAACATAAGGGAGGAAAAGAACTGGGTCTTCAGTCTCAATCACTATCAACTGCCATTCCTGAGTGGGTGGGACGACGATGTCTTTAAGATGCATATGAATAATGGTCTAATGATGCAGGTTCTAAAGGACAGCCAGCCAATCCAAGCTTGTGACGTAATGACGTGGCTAGAGGATGTTGGTGCTTTTGGAAAGCTGACTCTTGATGATGTTTATAGACGGAGGGATAATCATCAGAAGGTTGAGATTGTTTGGGGCGGCTCAGGCGTCATGCACTTTGACCGTCGCTGGATCAAGAAGTTCCTGTCCTCTGAATTTGATCAATCACTGACGCACTGGGCACTTGATGTCGGGCCGGTGCGCCGCCTCGTCGAGATGTCCCGCCCCGACCTACTTCTGGAGCAGGACGAGAAGGAGCACCGCGCCCTCCCCGACGCCCGGCGCGCCCGCGACGAGTGGAAGTACTACTTTGATCTGATAAAGGAGCATGCGATATGAAATGCTCAGTATGTGAAAGAGATAGTGATAATGATATCCCATGTTCTTCTACTCTAGGAGCAGTCAGTAATCTCCTATGCAGAGAATGCTTAGGAAAGGGAGCTGAACCACTCCACCTGTGTGAGTTCATAATTGAGGAGAATGGTGGATTGAAGAATTGTAATGAATGGTTCAAGAATCTAGTTACCTGGAAGGATGGAAGCTACACTACCGTAGGAGAAGCATTCGCATGAAGCCCGTTAAGACAGCTCGTTCTAATTTTGTCTACCGCGGCCCGACAGCAGAGATTGGTGACGCTTGGGTAGAGCGCCGACCCAATGAACAGGTTGTCTATCTCACGTGGCAACCCACACAGCAGGAGCGAGAAGCTATCTGGGAAGGTGCCAACCTGAAGATGGGGATCTTTAACATGGAGCCTATCCCACCGGTGTCGCTTGGAATTTCAACTGATCAAGTAGTAGATGATGCTGATAGATTTAAGATTAGCTTGTCTGAGGAAGAGATCTCAGAGTTGAAAGACAACAGACCGGTTGGTGGTGGGCGCTATGGATGACCAACCGGCGATTGAACAGGCCGGCGGCGGGGTAATCAGATCGCCTGGTTGCAGGATACCCGTCGCCGGTCCGGCATCCCCCCATAGTACTATTAAAGGAAGAAGCATATGCCCCGCCGATCTCCCCCGGGTGCTCCTGAAGTAGTGAAAGAGGAGATTATTGCATTCATTGAAGATGTTCCAAGGGTGACTGGACAGGGACAGACCGGGACCACAGATAGCCGGCGAGAGGCTACTAGACGGCCATCCCTGGATATCTCAGTGGACACTGGACAGACTAGACACCCTGACATTCTAAAGTTTAGGATTACTAAAGATGGAAGTCTCAGAGTTTACCATAGGAGATGCGGCAAAAGACTGCCAACTTTCAAGGACATCCAAGAGCATACTTGTCTCCGATAATACTGTCGCCTGGCACCACCCGACAGTAAGACCACAGATATGACAGAAAGTGTCGGCGTCAACAATCTATGGAGATTAAAACTGTCTTTTCCCGTATATACATATGGCCCCTTATGGGGCCTATATACGGAAAGACGACAGTTTAATCTCCGTTGATAGCGCGTGAGTTTACAAAGGACGGGCGGAGGCCCGACAGTATACAGTATGATTAAGATTCGCTTAAGGGATAGTTCACTTTTCTCCGGCCATATATGGTCTGGTCCAACCCAGAAGATCTCATGAGGCTCCTGTGGGTAGTAACCCCGGGGTTTAGACGAGAATTGGGGTTTGGAATCCAAGTTGTTTTTCCCACGACGAGAAGTTGGCAGGAAATCTCAAAGCTTACAGGATCAATTGGAACCCGCTGTTCACCACAGACAAACGATCCAAGAAGTTCCATAGCGCTCCAAGATGATCAGGGCCATATTTATATAGGGGCCGTCTGGCCAGTCAGGACAAAACGCCTTCGATCCGATGGAACCGAAAACTTTAACTTCGAATTGACACGCAGTTTGAGATGTATTATAATGGCCCCATGACCATGACCAGACTGGTCAACCTCCCCCTTGGGCCAGACGGCCAGACAGGACAAACCGGAGGAAGCAGATGAGGTGTCAATGCCGATGCGGTTGTGTTATATGGTCGTCAGACAAGCACAGGAATATTTGTCAGGATTGCGAGGGACGACGAGTTTGGGGTAAGCAGTTGGCCCCACGACATGTTGGATATAAGGAAGAGGAAAAGGAAGAGAAGAGGGGGAGGGGACAAAAACCAGTTGTCAGATGCGAAACCTGTATGGTCCCTTTGGTCAGGGTCGGACGACGGGTAGAACACGACAAGAAGTACTACATTGCAGAACGACATGACATCAAGAAGGCGGTGGTGGCATGACGGACCAGGAAGACAGGGACGACCTGATGCAGCTTCTCGAGAGGGAGGCGGCGGAATCAGGAATTCAAGCAGAGACGGAGAAGCCGAAGCAGGACAGGCGGATTGACCCAAGTTGGATTAAGACCACGAACTGGAGTCGAAAAAGAAAGAGGAGTAAGAAGCTCTGGAAGACAACGAGAGGTCGTGGGAGTACTGGAGGCCCAGTCTCTGTGGAAGAGGCAATGGCGGCGATAGAGGAGGTTGAGAATGGGTAAGAAGCGCGTCGAAATTGTGGGTGGGCGATTCAACAACTATGGGGAGGCCAAGAGGTTCAAGGAACAGCAGTTGATCATCGATGAGGCATTCAATCCGAATGATGATCGTCAGATTCAGATTCGGCGGATAGAAGGCGGATTCAAGGTGGTGCGACGTGGTTGATTGGGGAAGGGACCCGGAAGAGGTTTACAACGAGGCAAACGAGATAGAGTCGGCTTTGGATTTGGCTCTGCAGAAGCTAGGAATGGAGGAATAAGATGAGACGAGTAATATTTAGTTTCAATCATGAGGATGAGGCAGCTAGTCCCCAAGCCATAGCAGCTGATTGTCTAGAAGCTTTAATGGGTGGTGATTTCTCAGCAAATGTCCATCCTGATGAATTCTCAGTTGACGGGATTAATGTCGAGAATGCAGGTGAAGTGATTGAGAATTGGCCGGCATTTGCTAGGCGAGAACTAGAACCGTCTAAGTAGATAGAGGTGACAGCGTGAGTAGTGGTCCGCGAGGAGTTCCGAACTCTCAAGTTAGTCGTCAGTTGCAGTATCGGAGAGTTAGTTACAATATTCCGAAGCTTCAAGAAGATAATAGGTCAAAGGGGAGAGTTCATGTTCACGCTTGGTGGTTCGAGGTAGATGCTTATGGGGCGGCGGTAGAAGGGATCCTGATGTCTATCAAGCACGCACTTGCGAGCGGGTCATTGGGGCAGGGGAGTGAGGAATATATGCTACGAGAGGTTCTGAGGACTCTGCTACGACGAGATCCACATATCAAGCATGAAGATTGGATGGTGAAGTGATGGCGACAAAGACGGCTGGACGGACAACCGGGCAGGTGATGTATCCAGAAGGTGGGTTTGATGTTACCTGTGTGATCGGGTCTGTTAGATTCGGTGAAGGTGATATGGATCCTGTGGAGGCGGCGTTCAAGCTGATTGGACAGCACAGGGCGGAGGGACGGTATCAGTTTCCACATGAAGACGGTGGGGAGTGGATCGTAGAAGTTGGGCACTATAATCCTTCAACAGGAGTGAATGGTGATGGGACAGATTATTGAGGAGCTCGATCTCTCACAAGAAGAACTGCAGTTGATCATGAGGGCATTGGAGACTCATGATCGAAGGCTGCGGAAGATCTTAGGGGAGACATATGATCAGCCTCATGTAATGGTGGGGGTTGGCCATGAGATCGATGATACCTTCCGGGTAAGAAAGTTGATCTATGGGGTGGAGTCTCGGATGCTGGAAGGGCAGTATCTGCGCGGGGAGGTAGTGGCGGAAGGGGATACAGCTCCGAAAGTAGAACACCCCAAGTACTATGTGGCAAGAGGAGAGATTGAGAATCTAGAGCCGGTGATGAGTTGGGACGAGCGACTAGATACAGGAGAGTTCAATCCGGCGGCAGAGGAAGCGGCAGAACGGGAGTTAGAGTGATGGGTTGGGTTGAGTTTGCAAAGGCAGTAGCTCAGGTTCTCTTAGAAAATGAACCAGAGAAGTTCACGGGTGGGTCTGTTGAGAGGCGTCATTGGCTGGCGATGGTAATGGAGACTCAGATCTTTATGATGCAACATGGAGCTGGTGATGAGTTTCGGTCTGCTATCCTTGAGGAAGAGGCATAAAGATGTCTGACCTCTGTCCCTGTGAATGCAATAGCGGTGGCTTCTGTGGTGGATGCGGCCATGCGGGGTGTAGTGGAGGGATCAATGTTGGTCTTGCCGAGATTAATCGATGCAGGCAGTGTCAGAGGCAGATGAATCCCGTCGAGTGGATGATGGGCTCGGTCTGTGGTAGGTGTGTGCGGGAGAATCATGCAAAGGTGGTAGGGAATGGAAGATAGGAATGAAGTTCAGTTTGTTCCGAGATTTGAGGATGGGGTGCACTTCTATGAGGTGTATATTCCATCTCATCCGGAAGAAGGAACTATCTCGATTGCAGAAGGAGAGGCTTGGTCAGCGGCACAAGATTTAGCCGAGAAGTACAACACCAAGGTTAATGAGTGGAAGGGCTGGTACTAGGATGGCGACGATTAATGATCGAGAAATAGTGGATCAGATCATTGCTGGGAATGGAGTTTATCCTGGTGATGAGGCTTATCCAGTGATTAAGATTGTTAAGTACCAGAATGGGTTTGACGGAAAGGATGCATATGGATTGATCTACAAAGGAGAGCCACTGAATAAGTATGCTGCAACTCCTTTTGTGAATAACCCGGTTACAGTTTGGGAGAAGGATGCGGTAAAGCGGGAGAATGGTGATCCTCCAACGATGGAGCAGATCATGTCCTGGATAGATGACGATGGTGGGTGTGAGGCGACGGATGGGTGCTGGGTAGAGCCAGATGGACGGTGTGAGCACGGGAAGCCTAGTTGGATGCTGCAGATGGGGTTGGTATGATCAGAATCTGGAAGTGGACCATAATGACAGAGTTGGACCGTCATCGTGAGGGAGAAGAGATCAGAAGGCTTGCACATTGTCATAGATGTGGGAAGTGTATTTGTTACTATCATGAAGCAATTTCTGATGACTCATGGGATCAGCACCATGTGATATGCAAGAGGTGTGCAGATGTGGCGGCATAAGAACATTCCTACAGTTGAAGAATACTCTCATTGGAATGAGGAGGCACAGCAGGTCTGGTACCTAGAGAATAAGTATGATATGGAGAATCCCTATGAATGGGTGGAAGAGGAAGATTATTTCCCAGAGGATGAGAATTAGGTTTACACAGGAGTTGCTAGCTGTCTTAGGAGTTAGGCCGTTCAAGGAATACAAGGCTTATGTCCCAGAAACTAGCAATTGATGATGAAGAGCAGTCAATTCTTGAGGCAGTCTTGTGGGATGCTTATGTAGCGGCTGACCATAAAGTGAGTAGGATGTTGCAGATTGGGGTAGGAACAGTTGAACACTTAAAGCAAGAAGGTAGGCAGCGAGACGTATTGTTTAGATTGTATCACAAGGTGACAAGATAATGGGCTATCTAGATGATCTTGATCACATTTGGGAGATTGATCCTGGTGCGGTTGGTACTCCAGATGATGATCTTGTAATGATGGTGGACCAGTTATCAGAGGCTGGGTCAGAAGCGATTCTGTATGTGTTGAAGGGATATGAAGGATTGAGGAGGAGATATCCACAGTCAAGTCAGGCGGATTGTTTCCACACTTCGATGATTTGGTGGTTTGGTTAGTCTAAACTTCCTAATCGAATTGACTAGAAGATTAGGATGTATTAGACTGGACCCGGACGGTCAGACTGGCCGGACCGGACAAAGGATCCAGGAGAAGAGGAATGATGGAAGAGAACAAGGCACCAAGTTTTAGCATCTTCGAGTCTGACTATGCAGCGAACAATAGGACCACAGATGTATTTGAGCTGGCCTTCAGGTCTGTGGTAGAGGGGTTGGAGAAAGGGCCGGGTTGTTCAGATTCAGATATTGATGAGACTTCGGCATATGCGAATTTGATCAGAGGGTTGGCGAGGCTGGTTACGTCAGATGATACTACTTGGGAGCATGATAGAGATTGGACTGAAGCAGATGCAGAAGACTATGGGCAGGACCTGACCACCATTGGAGATGCAGAATACGCTGAGAGGGCAGCTCGTCTCTTCGGTGGGAAGGTAGAAGAAAGGTATAGTCAAGAGTGAAGACTGAGATAGAAGGGGAGATTGATCAGTTTAATGCATAGGTGAGGGAGATGCAAGTTGGTATCTCTGAGACCACAGCGACTCGAAGATTACATCGGGCAGGAGCATATCAAGGATATCTTGAGGACGGCAATTGAGGCGAGCAAAAAGCTGAAAGAACCATTGGACCATGTGTTGCTGAATGGTCCACCAGGATTAGGTAAGACAACTCTGGCCAGGATTATTGCGAAGGAGTTAGGCTGGAAGATAAAGACGACAATTGGTGGATCGATCAAGACAGTGAAAGACACACAATTCCTAGCTTTTGGGCTGGCCGAGAGGTCAGTTCTTTTTATAGATGAGATTCACCGAGTAGCAAAACCAGCACAGGAACAGCTGTACCCGGTCTTGGAGGATGGAGTATTTCATTATAAGATGGGGAATTCTGTATCTCCGGTAGAATTACCTAACTTGGTGGTAATTGGAGCTACAACTCATATTGGGAGGTTGACCCAGCCATTTGTGGATAGATTTGGTCTCCAGTTCCAGTTAGAATATTATGCAGACCATGAGATGTATAAGATTCTAAGCACCAGTCGTGATAAACTGGAAGTGGAGATAGGGGGAGTTGCTTTGATGGAGGTGGTGGCCAGATGTAGGGCAACTCCAAGAATCGGTAATAGGCTTCTGAAAAGATTGAGAGACTATAACGTAGCAAGGGGAACTCAGCTTACCATTGAGAATGTCCGGGATATCTTGTGGAAGAAGTTTCACTTGGATCAGTTGGGGCTACTCCCACTTGATAGGCGGGTTCTTCGGGTATTGGCAAGGGTCAATGTCCCACTAGGTATTGAGGCGATCGCTGCAATGGTGAGTGAAGCGGAGGAAACTATAGCAGATAGTATTGAGCCATACCTTCTGAGGCAGGGGTTGGTGGAAAGAGGGCCGAGGGGAAGAATTATTACAGCTCAGGGTATTAAGCACCTGAAGGAGCTAAGATGAGTGAGACAAAGAACTATGTAGTTAGCTTTCGGGCTTACCAAGTAGTGGCTGTCCCTGTGGAAGAAGTAGAAGAGCCGGTTGATGGGATTAAAGTATGGAATAAGGCTCGTGAAAAGATCAATGCTTTTGATTGGGATCATGAAGATGAGTATGAGGCGGAAGCGATTGAGCTAATCACAGAGGATGAGAATGGAGATGAGCTATCAGTAAGGCAGCCGTTTTGGGAGGTTCCTTCTAGCCTTATGGATAAACCTGCTCCTTGACAAGTTACTTCAGGTTGTCATATAATGAAAGGGACAGGGACCACATGATCTCTGACAGTTTAGGAGTTAAGATGCCGGAGGTGGAGAGTAAAGAGAAAGGCCGGGTTATTATCGAGGAGCAGAGGTGGCAGCAAGAACGGGAAGGCATTATCTATCAAATTGAGATGGATGATGGACGACTCAAGTACAATGTTCAGATCAAGGATGTTGGACGGCCTGCTCCTTTCATTGATCAAGTATTCTCTCATGAGGAGTCTGCGAGAGGGTTACTTGAAAGGGTAATAGAACAGAGTGGAGGTAATGATCAAGAAGATACAGAAGAACGATCCAAGAAGGGTAAGTCTTAGAACTTTGGAGGATTTTCAGATCAATGGCTAAGAAGGCGGCAAAGAAATCTACCAAGAAGGCAGCTCCGGCAAAGGCTGCTCCGGCCAAGGCAAAGGCAGCAAAGAAGGAACGACCAACTCGTAAGTACGCTTCCACCAAGGAAGTGGCTGAGCGATTGGGCGTCTCTCCTCAGAGGCTGCGCCGAGTTTTGCGCTCTCAGGATTTCTCTCCTGATGGTGAGTACACTCGGTATGACATTGATCCTGCAACCGAGAAGCGGCTGGCCGAGGCAATTGCGGCTGGAGCTGGTGGTGGGACTCGTGGCAAGAAGAAGGGTCGCAAGGGTAAGAAGTCTGCTCAGGTAGAGGAGGCTGCGTCTGAAGAGGTCCAGGCTGAGCTCGAGGAGCTTGAACTGGATGAGGACGAAGAGGAAGAGGAGGAGTCTGAGGACGAGGAAGAGGAAGAGTCCGAGGACGAAGAGGAAGAGGAAGAGGACGAAGACGAGGATGAGGACGAGGACGAGGAATAACCTCGTTCTCTATTGAACAGGAGCTCAGCAGTTGAAGCGTATCCGACTGCTGGGCTCCTGATTCTGTAGGAGGAAACAATGCCACCCACTGAGGTTGCTTTTCCAGGTATTAGGTCTTTCCCTCAGAATGCACAGGATGCATTGATTGAGTCGATCTCTATTTATGTGGAAGGGATTGAGACTTTTCCACCGAGATTCCAGGATGTCCTAGAAGAGAATATGCCAGCGGCTTATAGTCATGAAGAACTGGGGGCCATGACTCCGGAAGAAGTTGGAAGAATCTTGCACTACAATACGGCTCGGGCTCTACTCAGTGTGGCTGAGATTCACATGATGCTCGCTGTTGGAGTGGATGATTAACCCGAACTAGGCCCTAGTGCTGTTTGGTTTCAGAAGGGCTGGACAGAAGTTTCCCCTGGGGGTTCTTTTGTCTGGCCCTATTCCTGTACCAGGAGGATTAAGATGACAGAGTGTAGACGATGTGGTGGGCAAATCGTCTGGTTTGAGGGTAATAATGACTCAGTTCCAGGCGGTAATAGGCGGGCTGGCTTCCACTGTGAAGCCTGTGGTCATGAGGTATGCGCTATGTGCGGTAGCAGGGAGATTGAGGTTGATGAGCGCTACTGCTTCAAGTGCAGTGAAGAACTTCTCATCAGCAGAGTATAAATCTCCAATCTCCAATCTCCTGCGCGGATCTACTATTCAAACACCCTGTTCCGTGCGCACAGACGGAGCTTCAGAAAATCTTCTTAAGGGAACCGGTGGAACTTCACCCAAAGTGGTCAATGTTCAGCCGGATCCACTGGAACCGTAAGCTACAGAAGCTTCCACTGGAACCGCGGGAACCGCTGGAACCAAGCTTCATCCAGCAGCAAGCTTCCAGCGCAGAGCTGCTGCAGCTTAAAGCTTCAGGAGCTTAAGGGAACCTCCTTCAACCTCCCAAAAAAGTTGTCTTGACGTCAAGACTGTCAATGTCAAGACTGTCAACCTAAACTTTTTTGACGTCAAGTCGTCGGCCGGACGCCGGACGCCGGACGCCGGACGCCGGACGCGGACCGATTGACCGTTGACACCGGACGCCGTAGGCCCCAGACTCCACACGTTGACCCGACGCAAGGACGCGGCCAGACAGGACCGCGGCG